TCTGTCAGAGAAGCAGCGCGTGAAGAAGATCCGCGACAATCTTATACCGTTTTGCTTGCACATGCAGCACGACTATAAGGTGGGTGCCCACCACAGGCGGCTCGCGAGCCTGCTTGAGGACATTGAAGCGCGTCGAAAAGACCGCCTGTGTGTCTCCGTGGCGCCGCGGCACGGCAAGAGCCACCTTGTGTCCACGTATTTTGCTGCATGGTATATAGGGCGCAACCCGACGCACCAAGTCATGCTGGTCTCCCACACCACAGACCTCGCGGTGGACTTCGGACGTAAAATCCGTAACTTGATCGCGACCGACGAGTACAAAGAGATATTCCCGGACGTTCAACTCTCAACCGATAGCAAGAGTGCTGGGCGCTGGAATACCAACCACGGCGGCGGCTTTTTCGGCTGCGGTGTTGGCTCGGCGCTGGCCGGTCGCGGCGCCCATATGTTGATCTGTGATGACGTACACTCTGAGCAGGACGTGTTGAATGGTAACTTCACGGTGTTCGAGAAAGCCTACGAGTGGTTCACGTTCGGCGCGCGTACGCGTCTGATGCCGTTCGGGGCAGTGGCGATAATCGGAACACGTTGGCACATGGACGATCTGATCGGGCGGGTTGTGCGCGACATGACCAAGAACGAGGGCTCGGATCAATACGAGGTGTTCGAGTTTCCTGCCATCCTGTCACACGAGGACCCGACGACCGGCGATATAACTGAAAAGGCCCTGTGGCCGGAGTTCTTTGATCTGAAGGCGCTGCTGCGCACCAAGGCCTCCATGCCGGTGTTTCAGTGGAACGCCCAGTATCAGCAGCAGCCCACCTCTGAAGAAGGCGCGATCATCAAGCGGGAGTGGTGGCGTGATTGGTTGAAGGACCAGCCGCCGAACTGCGAGTATATCATCGCCTCACTGGACGCCGCAGCCGAAACGTCAAACCGTGCCGACTTCACGTCGATTACCGTGTGGGGCGTGTTCATGAACGAGGAAGAGGGCCACTATCAGATCATCCTGCTGCATGCGATCAAGGAACGGCTAGAGTACCCCAAACTAAAGCTCCGTGCGATGGAGGTTTATAGAGAGTGGGAGCCCGACGCGTTTATCGTCGAGAAGAAGTCCAACGGGGTGCCGCTGTACCAAGAGATGCGCCGCACCGGGTTGGCGGTCCAAGAATACACGCCGCACCGCGGCACCGGCGATAAGACCGCGCGTCTCAACAGTGTTGCTGACATACTCTCGTCAGGGCTCGTCTGGGCGCCAGACACGCGCTGGGCAGAAGAAGTCGTTGAAGAAGTGGCTGCGTTCCCGAACGGATCGAACGACGACCACGTCGACACGACGATCATGGCATTGATGCGGTTCCGCCAAGGTGGGTTTATTTCACTGCCGACAGACGAGATCGATGAGCCCGAGTTTAAGCTGCCGATGACAGAGGGCTATTATTGATGCAATCTCGTCGTTATAGTGCCACCAGACGAACACAGGAGAAGCAGTGATGGCCGTTACTAAACCAATGGAACCGTTCGAGATCGAGATTAGCGATAACCCCGATCTCGAAGCGATCGATGTCAAGATGCCCGACAGTGATAAGATCACGACGATGGCGACCGAAGACGGTGAGATTATCATTGAGTTTGACGACGACATCTCGAACGATGACGCGGTAGAGCCTGAAGACCTTGAGCACGACACCAACTTTGCCGAGCTGCTGGACGAGGACGAGCTTGACGATATTGCCTCTGATCTGGTGGAGAGTTTTACCACAGACAAACTTAGCCGAAAAGAGTGGGCAAACGCCTATATTAAAGGGCTTGACCTGCTTGGGATGAAGATCGAGGAGCGCACCATGCCTTGGCAGGGCGCCTCGGGGGTGTTCCACCCGATGCTGTCTGAAGCTGTGGTGCGGTTCCAAGCTCAGGCCATGAGCGAGATGATGCCCGCCGCGGGCCCAGCCAACACCAAGATCGTTGGCAAGATGACACGCGACAAGTTCGAGCAATCGGTGCGCGTCAAGAACGAGCTGAACTACCTCATAACAGAGGAGATGGTGGAATATCGCGATGAGATGGAGCAGATGACGTTCCAGCTGCCGCTGGCGGGGTCTGCGTTCAAGAAAGTCTACTACGATCCCGTTCTTGAGCGCCCTGTGTCGGTATTTGTGCCGGCCGAGGACTTCGTTATTGGCTATGGCGCCTCCAGCCTAGAGGCCTGCCCGCGCTATACACACGTTATGAAGAAAGACCCCAACGAAGTTCGCAAACTTCAGGTGTCAAAGTTCTATGTTGACGTGGAGCTTCCCGAACCAACCGCTGAACCGAGCGAAATTCAGGACAAATACGACGAGATCGAGGGTAGCGAGGGCACCGTGAGTGACGACGACCGCCACACGCTGCTGGAAATGCACGTGGATATCGATCTACCGGAGCCGTATGAGGATGCTGACGGTATTTCGCGGCCGTATGTTGTTACGATCGACCTTTCATCGAAGACCATTCTCTCAATCCGCCGAAATTGGTACGAAGACGACGAAAAGAAGCGCAAACGCATGCACTTCACGCACTATTCCTACCTGCCCGGTTTGGGTTTCTACGGTACAGGGCTCATTCACCTCATTGGCGGTCTCGCCAAGTCGGCCACCTCCATTATGCGCCAGCTGATCGACGCCGGTACGCTTTCCAACCTTCCCGCAGGTCTAAAAACAAAAGGTATGCGTATAAAAGGCGAAACCGGCCCACTGATGCCGGGTGAGTTCCGTGACGTTGATGTTCCAGCGGGTGCAATTCGCGACAACATCTTCCCATTGCCGTTCAAAGAGCCGTCGGGTGTTCTATATCAGCTTTTGGGCAATCTCGTGGACGAGGGGCGCCGGATCGGCTCCGTGGCGGACATTCAGGTTGGCGACATGAGCGCAAACGCGCCTGTTGGCACGACGCTGGCCCTGATGGAACGTTCGATGAAGGTTTTGTCTGGCGTACAGGCACGTATGCACGCCGCAATGCACAAAGAACTCCGCATTCTGTCACGTGTTATCCATGATTTCATGCCCGACGAGTATGCCTACGAGGTGGTTGGTGAGTTCAGTCGTCGCGATGACTTCAATGCCAAGACCGTGGACGTTATTCCTGTTTCAGATCCGAACGCGTCCACAATGGCGCAGCGGATCGTGCAATATCAAGCGGCTCTGCAGCTGGCCCAGCAGGCGCCACAGCTCTATGATATGGGCAAACTTCACCGCCAAATGCTCGAAGTGATGGGTATTCAGGACGCTGATCAGATCATCAAGCTACCCGAAGACATCGCGCCAAAAGATCCAGTTAGCGAAAACATGGCCATTCTAAAGCAGGAGCCCGTGAAAGCGTACCTGTATCAGGATCAAGAGGCTCACATTGCTGTCCACATGGCTGCCATGGAAGATCCCAAGCTCAAGCAGATCATCGGTCAGTCGCCGTTCGCGGCCGCCATTGGCTCCGCCATGATGGCCCACATAACAGAGCATGTCGCGTTCCAGTACCGTAAGGAGCTGGAGAAGCAGATGGGTGTACCGCTGCCGCCTGAAGACGAGCCGATGCCGGAAGACGTGGAAGTTCAGCTGTCACAGGTCACTGCAATGGCTGCCGCCAAGCTGCTACAAGCCAACAAGGCCGAGGCTGCACAGAAGAGCGCGCAAGAAGAGGCTCAGAACCCGCTGACCCAGATCCAGATGAAAGAGCTGGAGATCAAGGACCGTGCCCAGTCGCTCAAGGAAGAGATCGCCAAGCACGAGATGGCGCTCGAAAAGGCTCAGCTGGAGCTGGACATGGCCCACAAGGCTGCCAACATCGAAGTGCAACGTGAGCGCACCGAGGCCGAGAACGAGAGAGAGGGCGCGCGTGTGGGCGTCAGACTTGCCACTCAGATCGCAGGCGACAACAGCGCCGAGAAACGTGAGGCCATAAAGGCGGGCACTACGCTGGTTCAAACGGCGGCAAAGGGTCTGACCGACTCTGGAAAAAAGGGTGAATGATGGACGAAACTGTATTTGGCATTCTGCATCGCAGGATTAAGGAGCGTAAAGAGCCTTTGGAACAGTTCCTTCTTAGCGGGGGCGTTAAAAACTTTGAGGACTATCTCAAAGTGTCGTCACGGTATAAAGAGCTGTGTGCTGTTGAAGAGGACATAAAAACGCTGGAAGAACGCTTCATAGATCAATAGGGTGACACACAATCGCGGATACTCCGCGCACGGTTACGGTGGACCGAGATCACTGCAGAGGTAGACATGTACACAGACAACAAAACCGAGGACACTGTTCTCAAAGCCAAACTCCCTGTGCCGGTTGGGTATAAAATCCTCATCACCATACCCGAGATCGATGAAAAGACCGAAGGTGGCCTCATCAGACCCGGTAGCATGGTGGATGCCGAAGAGGTCGCATCTATCATAGGGTTCGTGATGCAGGTGGGCGAGTCCGCCTATTCTGACAAAGATCGTTTCCCCGGCGGGCCATGGTGCAAAGAGGGGGATTTCGTAATTTTCCGTTCTTATTCAGGAACCCGCTTCAAAGTGATGGGGAAAGAGTTCCGCATCATCAATGACGACACTGTCGAAGCCGTTGTGGAGGACCCTCGCGGGTATAGCAGAGCATGAACAAATTAGCTGAAGAAGATTTTGATGTCGAGGACGCCGATGGCGCAGACGACGAGTTTGAAATTGAAATTGAGGATGACACGCCGGAGGCTGACCGCGGCAAACCGCCTCGCGCAGAAGGCGCCAAGCCGGATATTCCCGAGGACGACGAGCTTGAAGGCTACAGCGAAAGCGTAAAAAAGCGCATTAGCAAGCTGAAGTACGAGTTCCACGAGGAACGACGTGGTCGTGAGAACGCCGAGCGCATGCGCGAAGAGGCTGTCAAGTACGCGACAACAACCAAGACCGAGATGGATGGTATGCGAAAGCGCCTGACAGACGGTCAAGGTGCTGTCGTATCGCAGGCCAAAGCCCGCGTTGAGACTCAGCTTGAGTCAGCGAAAGCTAACTACAAGAAGGCATACGAGGCGGGCGACGCCGATGCCATGCTTGAAGCACAGACAAGCCTTAACGATCTACAAGGCGAGATGCGCCAGCTGAGCAACTACAGAGCTCAGCCGGAGCCCGAGGCCCGTCCAGCGCCGTCTGCACCTGCTGCTGCCCAGCCGGTCGCAAAACCTCCCAAGGAGGCGCTGGACTGGGCCGAGGCTAACCCTTGGTTCCAGACGGATACCGAGATGACCGGATATGCTTTCGGTGTTCATGAGCGGCTTGTAAAGAGCGGTGTTGATCCGAACAGTGAAAGCTACTACACTGAGTTGGACGCTTCCATGCGGAAGCGCTTCTCTGATAAGTTCGACGAACCTAGAGTCGAAGTTGAAGTGAAGACACCAGCACGTAACGCAGGTTCCGTGGTTGCCCCGACGACTCGCTCGTCGAAAACACCGCGCAAGATCGTTCTGACCAAGTCTGCGGTGGCTCTCGCCAAGCGCCTCGGGCTAACTCCTCAAGAATACGCGGCGCAAATCATGAAGGATATGAAGAATGACTGAAGATCGTACGCCACGCACACAAGAGACGCGCGAAAAAACTGAGCGCAAATCAACGTGGAAGCGTCAGTCACTCCTTCCAACTCCCGACCCCCGAAACGGTGTTAAGTTTCGTTGGGTTCGCACAGGATCGTTGGGTAACGCCGATAACATGAACGTCTCCAAGCGCTTTCGCGAAGGGTACGTGCCTGTCAAAGCCACTGAACATCCTGAGTTAATGGTTATTTCCGATCAGGGCTCGCGCTTCAAAGGGAATATCGAAATCGGGGGGCTCATCCTATGCAGCATCTCGCAAGAAATTGCAGACGATCGCACTGAAGGTCAACTCATGGAAGCCAAGGCTCAAATGGAAGCAGTTGATAACAACTATTTGCGCACGTCTGACTCCCGTATGCCGGTTCTCAACCCGGAGCGCACCAGCCGAACAACCAATTTTGGCAAGTAATGCTTGCCACCCTGAAACCTATTCTTAGGAGAGAGACATGGCCAAAGTAGCCACTCCCTACGGCACCCGTGCAATCCAAGCGATTGGCGGACGTCCGTTCAGCGGTGGGACCATCCGTGAGTATAAAGTCGCAGCTAACAACACAGCTGCTATTTTTAACGGTGATCTCGTCGTTCTTAGCAGCGCAGGCCTCCCCTCCGCTGTCGCAACCTCACCTGTCGGCCAAATTCTTGCCGCCACGTCTGTCGTCCCTACTGCAGGCATCGTTGGTGTTTGTGTCGGTGCGAACTACGTGTCGTCCGAGGGTCAGCCGGTTATCAATCAGTACCTCCCTGCAAACGTCATCACTGGCGGCGGCTCTGAGGTTTTTGTGATGGTTATGGATGACCCTGCGGTTCTGTTCCAAGTTAAAGGAACTGAAGCATTGGGGACGTTCAACTCTGGCACAGACGGCTCTGGTTGGCCGGGTGTTATCGGAAAGAACGCCACATTGGGCTATGCCACAGCTGGCAATGCCACAACCGGCAACTCGGGTGTAAACCTGATTGTTGGAACCAATGGCGCCGGTATCGTTGCAACAGCCAATCGCGCGGTTCGCATCGTCGACATCGTCAAGGGTACGGAAGACGATCTGTATCCAGAGTTCATCGTCAAGCTCAATGTCGGGGTACATTCCTACGACAACGCGCTTGGTGTATAAGGAGGGTCAGTAAATGGCTACCATTTCACGCGCACAGGCCATCAAGGAACTCGTTCCCGGTCTAAACGCACTGTTCGGACTTGAGTACGCCAAGTACGAAGGCGAGCATGCGGAAATCTACGACACGGAAACCTCAGAGCGTAGCTTTGAAGAAGAAGTGAAGCTGTCGGGCTTCGGCGCGGCACCTGTAAAGTCCGAAGGGGCGTCCATTTCGTATGACACGGCTCAGGAAGCCTTCGCAGCTCGTTACAATCACGAGACTGTGGCCATGGGTTTCTCGATCACCGAAGAAGCGATGGAAGACAACCTGTACGACTCTTTGTCTGCTCGTTATACCAAGGCGCTTGCGCGTGCCATGGCGTTCACCAAACAGGTGAAAGCTGCGGCACTGCTGAACCAAGGTTTCACCACGTTCAAGTCGGGCGATGGTGTGAGTTTGTTCAACACGGCACACCCCACGGTTTCGGGCAGTACCAACACCAACCGTCCCACCACGGATGCTGACCTGAACGAGACCTCTCTCGAACAGGCGATCATCGACATTGCTGCTTTTGTCGATGAACGTGGTCTGTTGATCGCGGCACGTGTTCGCAAGTTGATTGTCCCCCCTGCCTTGATGTTTGTGGCGACACGCCTTCTGCAAACAGAGTTGCGGGTTGGTACAGCCGACAATGACACCAACGCTTTGAAAGTGATGGGTGCCATTCCTGAAGGGTACGCTGTGAACCATTATCTGACCGATAATGACGCATGGTTCCTCAAGACGGACGTTCCGAACGGCATGAAGCACTTTGAACGTGTGGCTATGGCGACCGCGATGGAAGGCGACTTCGACAGCGGCAATGTTCGGTATAAGGCTCGTGAGCGTTATTCTTTCGGATCTTCGGACCCGTTGGGCATGTTCGCTTCGCCGGGCGCCTGATCCTTTTAACCAAGGATGCGACGTTGAAAGGCCCTGCTTCGGTGGGGCCTTTTCTTTTGTCAAGACCGGTGCTAGGGTAAACGCATTGCAGGACTCAGAAGCCGTGCAGACGGGCGCCTGCCCTGAACTTGCACAGACTGTACGGCCAACCCTTGTGCAAGAGGTTTTACAATGTCTAAATCCACCTTCTCAGGCCCAATCCGTTCGGAAAGCGATTTCAAAATTGTTTCCAAAGATCCGGTAACGGGCACCATCTCCGAAGTTTCAACACTCGGCGGCCTTCCGGTTTCATTGGCAGACGGCAACGTCACCTTGACCAACGCTGACCACAGCGGCCGCGTTTTGCTAGTGCCTGATGGTACCCAAGACAACACCTACACCCTCCCCGCACCGGTCGCCGGCGCGATGTTCACCTTCATTTATGCTGGCGGCGCAGCTGATGCGACAGACTTTATTGTCAACACAGGGGCCGACGCTAACTTCTTCATTGGCGGTGTTTCTTTTGACAACACCGGTGACGGCGCCGTTTCTGTGGTGTTCTCGGACGGCAACTCGAACTCCAAGTTCCAAGCTAACGTTCCCGGCGCTGCTCAGGTGACGGTCATGGCTCTGAACGCAACCAATTGGCAGATCTCTGGACGTGTCGTCGCGGCCGCGGCACCTGCGTTTGCTGATCAGTAAGAGGGGCGCAGGTTATGTATATTTCTGATGTGCAAATGCAACGCGTTACGGGAACGGGGGCGCTCAGCGTTGGGCGTGCCCGTATTCGTGGATTTCAGGTAACAACAGGCGGGTCTGCGGGTAGACTGACCATTACGGACGGATCGGGCGGACCTGTGGTGCTTGACTTGGACTTTGCGCCGACAAGTACGACCCCGATGGAGCTCCCCGGTGGCGGTATTCTTTGCGCCGACGGTCCTGTGGTTTCGACCATTACCGACATCACTGCGGCGACCATATACTACGCCTAAGTGGAAGAGAAACTGCACGGGGACCATGATACTATGGCAGAGAGACAAAACACAGCTCAGGCGATAGGGGCGCTCACTGCTCAGATCGAGGCTATGAACAACCGGCTTGAGCGTGACCGCGAAGACCGCAGGGACGCCAATGTTGCTGCTACAATCAATCGAGAGCAGGTCAACAAAACGCTTTTGGAATTGCAACAAGGTCACAAAAAGATCGTGTCGCGTTTGGATCGTGTTGAGCCTGTCGCGGATATGGTGACGAGTTGGCGTGCTAAGTTTGCGGGTGCTATGATTGTGCTTGGGTTAGTCGGAAGTATTGCGTTCGCCGGCGTTACGTTTTTCAAGGAGAGCATCTTGCGGGTGGTATTTGGATCATAGCAAAAATGGAGAAACTGAAATGAAACTAATCCCAAACATACGCCGCAAGATGCGGGCCTATTCTTTCTGGGCGCTGTTGCTTGCGACCATTACTTATTTGTTTGCCGAGGTGATGGTGGCTTTTGTAGACCCATACCCAAGCTGGTATGACCCCTATATCGTCGGCCCCATCGTGGTGCTTTTCATGCTGTTCGGTGTCATTGGTTGGTTTGTTGATCAGGTTGCGCCGGACTTGTGGCGAACGGCTCAAGTGTTCGCGCTCACCATCTTCATCAGCGTCATCGTGTGGTTTCTCTTGGCATCCGCCTCTTGGTCAATGGACGAGGTTCAAGTGGGTACTGATCCATTGCAGCCCGTGCTGGTTGGTCAGTCTGAGCGATTACCCACATGGGACGAAACCGCGGTGCACGCAATTCCCATGATCAAGCAATGGGAAGGTAGCGGGCCGACGTTCTCCTGCACCGAAAGCGCGAGCGGTGTTTGCGTTCGGGCGTATCTGGACACGATTGCTGAACCCGATTTGTGGACGATCTGCTTTGGCGAGACGAGCCACACCGGAACGCCAGTGCGTCAGGGCGACGTTCGCACAATTGAGCGATGCACCGAAGGCTTGAGCCGGATCGCGCGGGATCAATACTGGCGCATCTACCGAACAGGCGTGACTATCGGTTCAATCCCTGCCGAAGTTGACGCAACAGTGGGCGTTGACCTTTCTTGGAACGTCGGCGCGGGCACAGTGCTAAAGTCGTCTTCTCTTGCTGCAATCAACCGAGGCGATTTCGCGGACGCCTGCCGCCGTTATACGTTTTTCAACAGGTCGGGCGGCCGTGTCGTGACTGGTTTGGTTAATCGTCGTGCCTTTGGCTACCGCGTCTGCATGGGTGGCGTATCATGAAAGGCGGGGGCGGGTTGTTCGTGTTTGTTGTAATTGTGGCGGCCCTTGGGTTCCTAGTGGGTTATGGCCTTGTGTCGGCGCTCACGTGATCCGCGTCTACATTATTGCCGGGCTGTCCGTGGCCCTATGCGCCGCATTGGTGGCATTTACGGTGCAGCGAGGCGCGCTGATCCGTTCGGAGGAGGCCTTGCGTAACGCGCGGGCGTATATAGAGCAAACAGGGGATATAAGAGATGTTAAAGATAGCCTTCCCACTGATCCTGATGCTGTCCTTGATGGGCTGTCTCGGTTCATCCGATGAAGCCCGCGCGGCGGCAATCCTAGACGGAGCGGTCCCTTCGTCCCGTGTTCACGCAGAGGCTCTATCTGGCGGTGATATTAATCGGATGCGGGCGACGGGATTAGAGCTTATAACGATTGTTAATTGCTGGCCTGACGGCTGCAGATAGGAGTTTTGTAATGGCCAAATCTCCAGCTTGGACTCGCAAGGCAGGGAAAAATCCCAAAGGTGGACTCAACGCCAAGGGTCGGGCTTCGGCGAAGAAACAGGGTATGAACCTTAAGCCCCCTGCGCCGAAACCTAAGACCAAAAAAGATGCAGCGCGCCGCAAGAGCTTTTGTGCTAGAATGAAAGGCATGAAGGCCAAGAACACGTCATCTAAGACCGCCAAGGACCCGGATAGCCGGATCAACAAGAGCCTGCGAGCGTGGAACTGCTAATGCCAATCTCGAGAGCCCAGATGGGCACCCAATTGAAAGGAAATCGGATGAAAAAGCCAGTGACAAAGAAGAAAATAGGGGGCGTTCTGGGAAAGATTAGCCCGCTTGCAATGCTGATTAACGCTGCCCAATCTGATAAAAAAGACAAGCGCGGGGCTGACGGGGGCCCTAGCGGTCTAGCTGGACCAAGCGCGCCATCTGGAGTGGGCGGTATGAAAGCCGGTGGAAAGGTGACACGAGGCGACGGAGCCTGTATGAAGGGGCACACAAAGGGCGCGGTGCGCTAATGTTTCAGTTTAGGAAGTGATTTATGGCGGTTGTTGTCCCCGATATTGCAGAGCTTTTTGAAGAGGCGTACGAGCAAGCCGGCGTAGAGATGCGATCAGGCTACGATTTGCGTTCCGCGAGACGTAGCCTGAACCTGTTGACTCTTGAATGGCAGAACCGCGGTCTAAACCTGTTTACCGTGGTTTCAGGAACGATCCCATTGATTGCTGGCCAGTCAACGTACGCGGCACCTGACGAGACCATTGACGTCATTGAGCATCAGCTGCGTATCGGAACAGGCACAAGCCAAGCCGACACCCATCTGCAGAGGATCAGTGTCTCAACATACGCGGCACAGTCGGCGAAGGCTTTGCTGGGCAGGCCCACCCAAATTTATATTGATCGAGGCCTTACCACAAACATGACGCTCTGGCCGGTGCCTGACGGCGCCGACAGCTACGAACTGTTCTTTTACCGAATGGCTGGGATCGACGGGTTGGCGTCTGGCGTTGGCACAGGCGCACCAGTTCCGTCTAGGTTTGTGCCGGCCCTTGTTGCGGGCTTGGCGTTCAGAGTTGCCTCGAAGAAGCCAGAGGCCGCCTCCCGTGTTTTGATCCTCAAGCAACTCTACGACGAGCAGTTCGCCCTTGCGGCGGCTGAAGACCGCGATAAGTCGCCGACGTTCTTCTCGCCGGGAATTTACTGATGGGTCAGTTTGCACGCGGCAGCAAGGCCATTGGAATTTGTGACAAAACAGGTTTTCAGTATCTGTTGTCGGATCTCGTTTATGAATACGTCAACGGTACACGCACCGGCCTACGGGTTGGAAAAGACGTGGCCGACCCCGATCAGCCCCAGAACTTTCTGGGTAGGTTGCGCATTACTGATCCCATGTCACTACGTGAGCCGCGACCCGATACGAACCGATTGCAGTCGATCGGTCTGTTTGGTTGGCGACCAGTTGGGCATCCCGAGATTTATATCACAGCTGCTGTGGGCGCTGTCACCGTCGTTACAGGAGACTAAGCCATGAACTACACTGATCTCGTTGATTTGATCCAAGACTACACGGAAACGCGAGAAGCGACGTTCGTGGCAGACATTCCACGCTTTGTTCGTCAAACCGAGCAGCGCGTGTACCGCACGATCATGATCCCAGAGCTTCGCAAGAACGCGACGGCCACGGTCGCCGCGGGGTCTCAGTACGTGGCCCGCCCTTCTGACTTCTTGTCAGTTTTTTCGTTGGCCCTGATTGATGCCGCTGGTAACTATTCATACCTATACGACAAGGACGTAAACTTTCTGCGCGAAGCCTATCCAAACCCGTCCACAGTGGGCCTGCCTCGTTATTACGCTCAGTTTGATGGGGAAACGGTGGGCGATCCGGGAAACTTAATCATCGCCCCGACCACTGACGCAGCCTATACCGCAGAGATGCACTACTATTATGATCCACCGTCCATTGTGGATGCTGGCACATCGTGGCTCGGCGAAAACGCAGAGGCTGTGCTGCTCAACGGTTCGCTCGTCGAGGCTTACGTTTTCCTCAAGGGTGAAGCCGACATAATGGCTATGTACCGAAAACAATACACAGATGCGCTTGCTCAGCTGAGCGGTATTGAGGTGCGTAGCAAACGCGACGAGTATCGCGACGGGCAGGGGAGGTCTCAATGAACGTTGGAACAATGGGAACACCTATGGTGCAGGTGCGAACTACATCGGGACGAGGGTTTAATCCCGAACATCATGCGGCAAGATGCGCGGATAAGATTGTGTCTGTTTCTGACAGTGCTCATCCTGCAATCCGCGAGCAGGCACGTGCTTATAAAACACAAGTTTCTTCTGTGGTACTTGGTTGTATCAAAGAAGCTATCGCCTCAGACCGCACAACCGTGTATAACGCGCTCAACGAGGCGGGTCATCCAGATCTGGCTGACTTACTACGGAGACTTTAATATGGCTTTTTCGGGGAACTTTCTTTGCACTTCGTTCAAGCAGGAGCTGCTTCAAGGGGTACACAACTTCACGGCAAGCACGGGCAATGTTTTCAAGCTGGCTCTGTATAGCAGCGCCGCGTCTTTTGATGCCGCGACTTCGGCATACACAGCAACAAACGAAGTTGGTGACTCTGGCTCATACGCAGCCGGTGGCGGCACTTTAACAAACGTTACACCCGCGGCAGCCGGAACCACGGCTTTTGCGGACTTTGATAATATCACATTCACCGCTGCTACAATCACGGCACGGGGTGCATTGATATACAACGACACTGCTGCTGGAGACCCATCTGTTATGGTTTTGGATTTTGGAAGCGACAAAATATCCAACGTGGGCGACTTTCAAATTGTGTTCCCCACGGCGGATGCGTCAACGGCCATCATTCGCATAGCGTAATGATGTTTAACTCTTAACACGGAAATCGGGAGACGGAAAATGGCAGCACTAACAAAATTCGCGGAGTGGATCGGCTATGCGACGAAAGCCGCAAACGTAGGTAGTGATACATTCACGATTGCGCTCACAAACGTTGCGCCTACCGCTGCGACCGACGCAGTAATCGCAGACCTCACGCAAATCTCTTACACCAACCTGTCTGCGCGTGTCCTCACGACCACATCAAGCGCGGTGACGTCTGGCACTCTTGATCTTATCTTTGCAGACATAACACTGACAGCTTCGGGCGGGTCTGTCGCTGCGTGGCGTTACGTTGTCATTTATGATGAGACCGTTGCAGGCGATCCGCTCGTTGCGTTCGCGGATCGGGGCAGTTCGGTCACACTGGCTGACGGCGAGTCTGTGTTGCTTGATTTCGTTGGTTCTGCGTTGACGTTCACCTAAATGGTAGTGCTAGTCAATAGGGCCAAAGTAGCCACTGCAACCACGGGTACAGGGACCATTACCCTTGGCGCGGCTGAGGATAGCTTTCAGACGTTTGCAGATGCAGGCGTAATTGACGGCAATGTGGTTCGTTATGTTATTGAGGACGGGGCGACTGCCTTTGAAATCGGCACGGGGACCTATACCGCGTCGGGTACAACGCTCACCCGCACAGTAAGCGAAAGCAGCAACGCGGATTCTGCCATTAACTTGTCAGGGTCCGCCACTGTTTTCGTGGGCGCAACCGCCGCCGACTTCTTACCGCCTGCGGCAAACGTATCACTTGTTGATACAAGCCTTGTTGTTGCCGTTGCTACTGACATGCAGGACTTTGCCGAGAAGGCAGATGCCGCCCTATTGCGGGCGCGTGGTACAGGTTTTACAAGCTCCTATACGACCGCTTCAGTTGCAGTAGGCGGCACGACATTTTCACTACCGGCTGTCAATGGTGAGATATACAGCGACGAGGGTTATTTTTCGATTGCATACGCAGGCGCAACAGGCATCACGGTTGCAACCTTGTCCTCGCCCTCAACCTACGTTTACATTGACAACGCGGGAAGCCTGCAACAGCAAACCAGTATCCCGACGCGGCAAGATTGGTCGCGCAAGATGTTTACCATACGCATTGCGGTGGACACGGTTGCAGAAACCATCCTAGGCTTTGAGTTTCTAGGCAACCCTATCGGACACTACGCAAACAGCACGCGGGATTTATTCCAAGCATTGCTTGCGCAGGGTGTGCCATTCAAGGGCGGTCAAATCATCACAGGCAGGGCGGGAGACTTGGGCTTTGACGTGGGTGCCGGTACTATTATGGAATACGGCGGCACTGGCGACATCAACAACGCAAACGTTCTAGGCCTCGACGCGGTAACCAACGCAACGTATGATTTGCTCAGCAGGACAGCTATCGTAACCGAAGACGCGACAAACCTTGTCAAGTTTTGGGACAACGCGGGCAGCATCACGGCTTTGGGTTCTGGGACTTTTGTGGCGCATAGGCTCTACCGTTTTAGCAACGGCCAATTTGCAATCCAGTATGGACAAGGCAATTACGCCAACATTGCTCTGGCCCGCGCGGGCTTGCTAATAGAAGATTACGTCCTCAACGAACGTCTGCGCAATGCGACTTTCTTTGGCTGGTGGATCATTGGCGAAACCGCAACGAACACAGGCGGCACAACCCTAACAGAGTTCAGGGAATACACGATCGGCGTGCAGGGGGGCAGTTCGAGCGGATTGGCTGGTTGCTTACTTCGGGGCAACAACCTTTCCGATTTGCTAGACGTTCCGGCGGCGCGGGCTAACCTAGACCTAGAGATTGGCGTTGACGTTCAGGCATACGCAGCGGTTCTTGCAAACACGACAGCCTCCTATACCACGGCAGAGGAAACCAAGTTAGCCGCCACACCGAAAATAACAGTCTCTGCCACAGAGCCAACTTCGCCTGCGCTGGGTGATTTGTGGGTGGATACTAGCTAAATGTCACGCCTCTCGTGGTTCGATTATTAACGCAAACGCTCTAAAGCAAAGGAAAGAAAATGGTTTTCAAGGTAGACAGCTATCTCAAAGCAGAACGCGCCTTAGCGCAGATTGTCGTGGACGCAACGGCACACGATGCAGACGTATCACGGGGTATTGAAACACTCACAACAGCCCACGGGAAACTTGATGCGATGTTGGAGACATGGACACCTGCAGCCGAATGGCTTGAGGAAACCGCACTGGCAAACCCAGATGATGAGGGCTGGCAGTCACTCAAGGTGCGGAAAGACAAAATCATCGGTGATTACATGGCTATGGTTGTTCGGGCGCAAGCTGTGCGTGATGCCGCAGACGCTGCAAGCTAAGGTCTAGCAATGGCATTCCCAGTCGTCGTCCAACACGACACAACAACCGCTAAGGCCAACACGGTCAACGTCAATTATCCGACGGGCATGACGTCGGGTAATCTGGTGGTTTTCTTTCTGGGATGGGTCGATGACGCCGCGCCTGTTACCTACACCGGCAGCAAGTTGGTGTTTATTGGTGGCATAGACAACGCCAGCGGCAACCGCGCAAGCTCCCTCATTTGGTATCGTGAGGTAGATGGTACAGAGGGGACCAGTGAACCTTTCGATTTTGACTCCGACAAAGAAACCACAGCACACGTCGTTGAAGTTAGTGGGTGGGACACATCGGTTGCGCCCATCGCCGCCCATGCCACAACAAACGGCAGTAAAACCGCAAACCCGAACCCACCTTCGCGTGCATGGGGATGGTCCGGCGACACACTCGCACTCGCGGGGTTCGTCATTCGTGGCGCTGAAAATATCACTACTCAGCCCACCGGATACACTCAAGTTGTGTATAGTAATAACTCTGGTAACGCAGGGCATGCTATTTCTCAAAAGAACGTAACGTCCAGCCCTGAAGACCCTTCTGCGTACACAATAGCATCAGACAAAGAAGCCACCACCTTCACGTTGGTGATAAAGGCTGAGGCTGCGGTAAGTGGTGGCACCATTGGTGTTTGGACCGGATCAGCATTTGTACAAAAGCCTGTAAAGCGTTGGACCGGTTCAGCTTTTGAGGCAAAGCCCTTAAAGCGTTGGAACGGTTCTGCGTTTGTTTAGAAAACGAAGGGTGATAAATTTGGGTAAATCATGTTAGGTTTTTCACCTCTAGCGTCCAATGCTCTTGCCGCGTCAACTGATGTCGCGCCGAGCGGGCCAACGTACACAGACACGCTAACAACTGCGTCATTCACGTCAACGGTTGGCGCGATTGTTGCGGCATTCGCAATCGGGCTGACCGGCGATGCTCTAACAAGCGCAGCCGGTTCGCTTGATCCTGCATTCACGTCACCGCTGGCAGGCGTGTCATTCACATCGTCCGCAGGGGATATCAGCACAAGTTTCACGTCGCCACTATCGGTTGAGGCATTTACGTCAACGGGCGGCGAGGTGTCATTTAGCACCGCCAGCACCCTTGAGATTACCGGCGCGGCGTACACCAGCACAAACGGCACGCTTGGCCTTGATCTGACAACCCCGTTGACCGGCGTGTCGTACACATCGGCGGCCGGCTCGGTTCTGTTCACCGCCGACAGCAACCTTGAGCTCACTGGCGTCGATTATACCAGTGCAAACGGCACGCTTGGGCTCGTTCTGGCAACCCCTCTCAGTGGCGACTCGCTGACGAGTGCTGGTGGATCGCTTGAAACCGCATTCGCGTCACCTGTGTCTGGTGCATCGTTCACGTCAACGGTCGGGTCTGTTCTGTTTACCACCGACAGTGCCATCGAGCTCACCGGCGCGACCTACACCAGCATCGCCGGCACGCTCGGCCTCGCTCTGACAACCCCGATCACCGGCGATGCTCTTACAAGCGCCGCTGGTTCCGTGGTCTCGCACATCACAACCCCGCTCACCGGCGATGCTCTTACAAGCACTGCGGGCTCATTGGGCACTGCATTCACGTCGCCGATCACCGGCGTGTCGTTTGCATCAACGAACGGGTCTGTTCTCCTCGGAGCGGTCATCCCCCTTGAACTAACCGGTGTCGCCTTCACTAGCACCGGGGGGAGCATAGATTTCACCGCAGCGCAGGTGGTTTATCTAACGGGTGTGTCAGCGGATGCGGCCATTAGTGGCCGCGGCGTGTTGGTTTGGGGAAATCTGCCCCCACCTTCCGACACGACGTGGAGCCCAATAACCTCCGCGGCAGGTAACACTTGGGCGGAGGTCGCGCCGGATGACGACAACGTTTGGACCCCTATTGCACCGTAAACGTCAACAAGCTACACTTGAGTTTAACATTGACCCTCATATGAAGGCTTAGTCATGGCAAGTACCTACACTGCAAATAGCGGCATCGAAAAGCCCGGCGATGCCGAGCAAGCTGGATTGTGGGGTCAAACCGCAAACTTAAACTTTGATATCATTGATCGAGTTCTCAACGGGGTCGGTGCTGTCACCTTGTCTGGCACGACTCACACTTTGGCAACCAGCGACGGAGCGCTGTCCGAGGGGCAGAATAAAGTGCTAGTGTTCGGCGGGTCTCCCAGCGGAACGAACACCGTAACTATCAGCCCAAACGACCAAGAAAAACAGTATTTTGTGGTCAACGACTCTGGCCAAAGCATCGTGCTAACCCAAGGATCTGGAGCAAGCGTCACCGTTGCGGATGGCGCCAAAGCCATTGTCTACTGCGACGGGGCCGGTGTAACTGCCGCAGTGACGGCTTTGTCGGAAGCTGCAAGCGAAGCCGAGGCTATAGCAGGGACCGATAACGTCAATTTTTTAACATCTCTTCGTGTAAAGCAGACGCTGGCCACTCAGGCCGCGGCCGAGGCCGGCACGGATGCTAGTAGTTTAATGTCGCCGCTGCGCACAAAGCAGGCGCTCATTGCAGCGGGCCTACTTGACGCTATTGGGGACATCGCCGTAACGGCAAATGACGCAATCCCCACAGGATCATTGCGAACAGACGGGGCTGTGTATTTGCAATCGGCTTACCCTGATCTTTTTACGGTGGTTGGCTTACTTCCAGATTGGGACGAGGCCCCTAAACTTCCCAACCCTGCGGCTCTGACCGGCAACGCGGTCAAAGGCGCCGCTTGGAGCCCCGACAGCGTATACCTAACTGTTGTGGACTTCGTGACGCCTTTCGTCTATATCTATAAGCGTTCGGGCGACGTGTTCACAAAACTTTCCAACCCTGCAACCCTGCCTGCTGACTCAGCCAATGGCATCGCGTGGAGTCCCGACGGCGTATACCTAACTGTTGTGCACTTTGATTCACCTTTCGTCACTATTTATAAGCGTTCGGGCGACGTGTTCACAAAACTTGCCAACCCTGCAACCCTACCTACAGAGAGGGGGTTTGGTGTAGCTTGGAGTCCCGACGGCGTATACATGTCTGTTGCGCACATAACCTCGCCTTTCGTCACTATTTATAAGCGTGCGGGCGACGTGTTCACAAAACTTGCCAACCCTGCAACCCTACCTACAGGCAGCGGGAATGGCATCGCGTGGAGCCCCGACGGCGTATACATGTCTGTTGCGCACATAACCTCGCCTTTCGTCACTATTTATAAGCGTGCGGGCGACGTGTTCACAAAACTTTCCAACGCTGCAACCCTACCCACGGGCGAGGGCAAAGGGGTCGCGTTTTCCCCTGACGGCGTACACCTGACTGTCGCCCACGACATCTCGCCTTTCGTCTCTATCTATAAGCGTGCGGGCGACGTGTTCACAAAACAACGCGACCCCGCAGTGCTACCCACGGGTGAAAGCAACGCAGCAGCGTGGAGTGCAGACAGCACGTATATGGGGCTTGCGCACGTCAACTCACCTTTCGTCACTGTTTATAAGCGTTCGGGCGACGTGTTCACAAAGATTTTGGACTTTACAACGCTGCCGACAAGCACTGCGAGCGCCTTGGCGTGGAGCGGCACTGGCACCTATCTTACCGTGGGGTACAATGGAACGCCTTTCTTTTCGACATACAAAGGGAAGAACTATGACATTGACACCGAGTTTGCAGTTCCAAAAGTTTCAATCGCGAACGCGAACGTCCTCATAAAAGCGGAGTAAGCCAATGCGTACAATCTATAGCGTCGACAAAGACCGCATTTTCTCGGGCGGCGTTTCTGAAATTGGCCCCCGCCAAGGTCGTCCCGTGGGTTGGATCACCGCAGAAACACCACCGCCTGACGGGATCGCCCAATGGAGCGGCGAGGGGTGGATTACCTTGGCCCAATTGCCCCCACCCCCTGACGTTTACCCTGACACCCAATCCGCACGCGCGGCGATGCTAGGCTTTATCGAAAGCATCACAGATCAAATCACAAGCCAATATCCGAAAGCGGAAGTATCGGCGTGGGGTTCTAAGGCAGAAGCGGCGCGGGCTGTTATTGCTGGCACTGCACGGGCCGACCAAGTGGCGTTGATCCAAGACGAAGCTGACATCGTGGGTACGACCCTTGGGGATCAAGCGGCGGCAGTCGTGGCGAAAGCCGTGGTTTTTGAAGCGATAGTTGCGAAGGTTTCGGGGTTGCGTCAAGCGACAGACGCGGCATTGGTTGCGGCCTCTACATCGGCAGGGCGTGAGGCTGTTCTCGACGCGGCAACGATCCAAGCCGCTACTCTTGCATCAGAATATGGACTTACAACATGACCCACAACTATTCAGAAACTCGTATCATTGGATTTAAGCGCATCTGCGTCTTCTTTGCTTTAGGGCCGATTGTCCTGCCCGTGTTTATGGTTTTCAGCGCGGGTCATTGGCTCGACCGTAAAGGTTGGGGGGTCGGTTGGCGACGGTGGGTTATCGCCCTTCCTGTTGTCGCCTTCACTGTGATCAACACTCTGCACAATTGGACGGTATGCACGCTCTTGTTTTGGGAGTTCCCAAGGGAGTTCCAGACGACAACGCGACTAAAGCGCCTAAAGTCTGACCCGGACCCAGCAAAGCGTGAACTCGCGGACATGCTCGGCGGGTTCCTCAATAGCCAAGACCCAGACCACTACTGATCCAAGAGGTGCGACATGCCATTGACGAAGCTCCAGTTTAGGCCGGGTGTTAACCGTGAGACCACCGCGTATGCAAACGAGGGCGGCTGGTTTGATGGTAATCGGGTGCGGTTCCGCGACGGTTTGCCGGAGACCATTGGTGGCTGGAAAAAAATCTCATCACTGCAGTTTCTAGGCACGTGCCGCGCGCTTATTGGCTGGCGGGTTTTGGACGGAACCCAGCTTTTGGGAGTCGGGACCCACTTGAAATACTACCTTGGGCGAGGTGGCGGCTATAGCGACATAACCCCAATCCGATCAACAACCGCCGCGGGGGACGCCACGTTCGCGGCGGTTGACGGAAGTTCCACCGTAACAGTCACAGACGTCACCCACGGGGCACTGTTAAACGATTTTGTCACGTTCACGGACGCCGTTTCTCTTGGTGGGGCTGTGACCGCGCTGGTGCTGAACTCGGAATATCAAATAACGGCCATTGTAGACTCCGACAACTATGAGATCGCGTTGCCCGTCGCAGCCAACGCCAGTGACACTTCTGACGGCGGCGCCGCTACGGTGGGGGCCTATCAGGTCAATACGGGTCTCGACACTTCTGTGATCGGCACAGGGTGGGGAGCTGGGGCTTGGGGAGCGGGCGGTTGGGGTGAAGCCTCGTCAACCGCCATCGCCGGAGCCCAGTTGCGCGTTTGGACCCACACAAACTTTGGAGAAGACCTTATATTTGCCCCACGAGGCGGTGGCGTTTACTATTGGGACCGCACGAGCGGGTTTGCCTCCCGTGGTGTAAACATAACCTCGCTTGCTGGCGCCAACACTTCACCTACAATTGCGAACATTCTTCTTTTGTCTGAACGTGACCGTCACGTTATAGTTTTCGGAACAGACGATGAGTTTATACCGGGGGTGCTTGACCCTTTGCTCATTCGGTTTTCTGCCACAGAAAGTATTACGGACTGGGAGTCTCGCCCCAACAACACTGCAGGGAGCCTGCGCGTAGGGTCAGGCAATGAAATAATTGCGGCTGTGCACACAAGACTTTTGACATTGGTAATCACGGACGAGTCCGTGCACGCTATGCAGTTTAGCGGCCCGCCTTTCACGTTCGGTATTAACGAAGTGGCTTTCGGCACTTCGATCGCGAGCCCCAAGGCAGCAGTGGGGGTCGGTGACGAGGTTATGTGGATGGGGGTTGGTTCGTTTTACAGGTTCAACGGGCTCGTGCAGCAGATACCGTGCAGTGTCAGAGATTACGTCTTTGGAGATATTAACGAAAACCAGTACGCCAAGGTTTTCGCGGGACATGAGGGTTCTTTTGGTGAGGTTTATTGGTTCTACCCGTCAAGTGGATCTCAGGACAATGACAAATATGTTGTGTACAATTACCTGCAGGATCTTTGGTATTACGGAGACTTGAGCCGAACCTCATGGCTCGCACGCTCAGTGTTTTCATCACCCATTGCCGCTTCCAAAGATAACTATCTCTACTTTCACGAAACAGGTATCACCGACGGAGATTTTGAACCCGCGCAGGCGCTGGGGTCATTTATTGAGTCCAGCCCAGTCGATATCGGGGACGGTGACAACTTCATGTTCGTTACGCGCATGATCCCCGACCTAACGTTCACTGGCTCAGAGGGTGCTACTGCCCCAAGTGCTACGATGACATTGTCGATGCAAAACTTTTCGGGCGGGGCATATGTCGGCTCCAATGCGCAGGATGTTGTGCAGACAGTCGCGGTCCCCGTTGAGCAGTTCACCGAGCAGGTTTACTTGCGCTTGCGGGGGAGATCGATACGCCTACGAGTGAGTTCTACATGCGATTGCACCGCATGGCGGCTGGGAGCCCCACGTCTCGACTTTAGACCCGATGGTCGCCGAGGATGAGCCGTGCCACAGCAATACCGTACTTCCCATCCCCGCCGGCGGAGTACAGTCAGCGTCACATGTCGCAGCTGGTGCAGTCTTTTGCAGTCTTTGCGCAGCAGACTCAAAACGTCGGCCCTGTGCAGGCCACCACACTCAAGCTCACAGACCTTCCGATCTTTGCCGACAACGCGGCTGCGATCACTGGCGATCTTGTTGACGGGGATGTTTACAAAACGGCGACAGGTGAGCTCAGAATTGTAGTGTAGCCTTTCTTCGCGCAGTTTGGTACTAATACGACATAGATGCTGGAGACGCACATGGTTTTACCTCTTCTTTTTAGCTTCCTCGGTGGAGGGCTTGCCAACGCGGGGGTTCTGGGCGCTGCTGGATCGTTTCTCGCAAATCCTCTTGTCGCGAGTGCCATTGGTTCAGGCCTTGGCACAGCTGTTGAAACCGGTGATATCAAAAAAGGCATCGGTGCCGGTCTTGGTTCTTTTGCAGGAGGCTCCCTTGCGGGCAGTCTTACAGGAGGCATGGGAGGCGCGGCCGCAACCTCTGCAAACAACGTCAGCGGAAACATGGCAGAGTCGCTGCGTCCCATGGCTCGCCCGGAAAACTTAATGGGTGGCACTTCAATCGGCAGCGCTGGAGCAGGGCTTAAAGATATAGCCAGCGCTGGTATGGCTTTCGGATCTTCCGCGGAAGGCATTGGCTCAATGCTTGGCGGTCAGGTCGGAGGCGCGCTGCTTGCTGGCGGTGGCAACAAGTCTTCTGGAGGATCTGAAGGGCCCGACCTTTCCCAAATGCGCCCAATGGACCGTGAAGCGCGCACACCCGGCGCCGACTTTGTTCCGGGCCAATCCCCTGAGTTCGACTTCGGAGTCAGCACACCTTACACCACCGATTATATGAACCAATACGCGCCCAAAGGCATGTTGGGGGGCGGTATGGTGGAGCGCACGGTGGCCGGATATGGCCCTGTTGCGATGCGAGAGGGCGGTATTGCCGACATCGGCGCCACGCCGCGCGGAGGGTCCGCCCCTGCCCCGAACGAACGTGAAGTTATATCCGCGGCCATCGCAGCCGTGCAGGGCACACATCCTCAACCACAGGTGGCTCTTGGTGCGTTTCTTGCGCAATACGGCGAAGCTGCGCTGCGTGATCTGGTGGACCGTGTTCAGTCCGGCGAGATGGGCGAAACTGCAGCCAAGACAGAGGGCAAGCTGGATGGACCGGGGGACGGCATGAGTGACATGATCCCTGCGAGCATCGACGGACAAGACGACGTTTTGTTGAGTGACGGAGAATACATCGTCCCTGCGGACGTCGTGAGCGGTCTTGGTAACGGCTCAAGCGATGCGGGTGCCCAAGCGCTAAACACCATGAACGACCGCGTACGTCTCGAACGAACAGGTAAAAAGAAGCAGGCCCCCGAGGTTCCTCAGAATAAGATGATGCCTGCATGACCAAAGACGTCCGCATATCGCCGGTACGTCCAGAACTTGTAGATATAGTGTGGCCAGCGGCGAGCAAGATGTTGGAACTAGCAACCGACACCTCGGGTGGAAAGTTTTCCATCGAAGGTGTGCACAAAGCGGTGATCAACGGGGAACTGGTACTATGGATGATATTGGAAGACGGGGCCCCTGTGGCGTTTTATACGACACGTTTGGTTGAATACCCGAACCGGCGCGCGATGGCCATGGACTGGGTGGGTGGATCTGGGCTATCTTCGTGGCGAAACGAAGCGCTTGACGCAATGGAAAAGCACGCGCGTGCAAATAAATGCCAACACTTGGAAGGTTTTGGCAGGGCGGCGTGGGGGCGTATATTGAAGCGGCGCGGGTGGAAGCCCGAGTACGTCGCATACAGGATGGAGCTGAACGATGAGTAAGGGCGGATCAACCACCGAGCAGACAACCACACAGGACGTTCCTGATTGGGCCAAGCCGTATTACGAAGACGTTCTTGGTAAAAGCAAATCCATGAGCGAAGAGGGGTACGTGCCTTTTACGGGCGCACGTATCGCTGGCGACTCTGGTGATTTAAGCACATCCCAAGACATGATCCGCGATAATGCCGCGCAAGGGGGTGCTGGTTTTGATGCGGCGAGGGGCGCACTGGGCGGATTGGGCTCTCTCGCTGGCGATCTGGGTCAACAACAGGGGTCTAATTTTGCCGCGTTTAACGGTTTTGACGCCGGCGTCGCTGATCCGTATGCGGGGTTCTCTGAGTTTGGCGGGGCACAGGAGTTTGGCGGGGCTCAGGAATTTGGTTTTGATCCGACTCGTCAGTTCGACGGGGCCACAGCCGCCCAGTATATGTCACCTTACATGGAGTCCGTTGTAAACCGTCAGCAAGAAGATGCCTACGAGCAGTTTGACCGTGGGCGCGCTGGGCGTGACGCGCAAGCTGTCAGTGCCGGCGCCTTCGGTGGATCTCGGCAGGCTGTTCAAGAAGGTATTGCGAGCGAGGCTCTCAGTACCCAACTGGGCGACATTCAGGCATCAGGTTCGCAGCGCGCGTTCGAGCAAGCACAGCAGCAATTCGAGCGTGACCGTTCTGCAAGTATGACCACAGAACAGTCCCGCGCCGCAGAGGCAGCCCGTGTTCAAGGGATTGGTGTTGGTGAAGCTGGCCGCGTGCAGGATATGAATGCAAGTGAAGCCGCGCGCGTGCAGGCCGGTCAAGCCTCCGAACTTGCGCGGACTCAAGGTATCAATATCGATGAGCAGGCTCGCGTTCAGAACGCTAACGCTGCAGAGCAGGGTCGTGTCCAAGGCGCGACCGCCGATGAAGCGATGCGCCAAAGGGAGTTCCAGCTCCAGACCATGGGCTTCAGTGCCGACATGGCAACACAAATGGCAAACTTGCAGGACCGTGCTGATCAGGGCGACGTTCAGGCTGCGCAGCTTCTTGAGGCCCAAGGGCTTGGTAACATGGCGCGTGATCAAGCCGGATTGGACATAAACTACCAAGACTTCCTTCGTCAGCAGAATTTCCCACGTCAACAGTTGGCTGATCAGTCGGCGCTGTTGCGGGGCATGCCCGTGGCGGCCGCTGGGTCAACCACAACCGAGACGCCCTACAATCCAATGCAGCAAGCACTCGGTGCGGGCATATCGGCTCTTGGTGTCTATAAAGGAATGCAGTGATGAACATCCTCGAAACGCAGGATAAGCTCAAGGGCCTGTCGCAAGACCAGCTTATGGCGGAAATGAAGATGCCCACCGGTCAAGCACCGCAGTTCTTGGTGTTGAGCGAGATCACTCGCCGTCAGAAGATGCAAGAGTCGTTTTCTTTGGAGCAAGGCAAAGACGAGACCACTGTGGCGCAAGACGCTGTGGCGGCTGCGGGCATGCCCGGTCAGTTCGCTGGCGATATGGCTGGCACGATGGCTCCCCAGACTGACATGGACGGAAACACCGGTGCAATGCCCCAGCAAGCGATGCCGCCCCAAGGCTCCCCCGCTCCACAGACTATGTCTGGTGGTGGGATCGTATCGTTGCAAGAAGGTGGCCCTGTAGGTGGTGACATCTCCAGCCTTATGACCGATCCCACAATCCAGACAATGGCCAACCGTGCAGGTATGTCCATTCAAGAATACTTCGACAGCCTTGCTCCCGAAGCGCAGGCGCAGCACTTGAGGCGCGTTGAGCGTTCCAGCATGATGGCTCTGGAACCTACTGTTGCAGGGACGCCGCTGGCAGTTAACCCGTCGTCCGCGGAAAGCACGCAGGACACGTTCAGAGCCGGTGATGCTTTTGAAGATGAACGTGCCGGTTATATTCAAGACCTGCTGCGCGAGTCGTCGGGCCCTGAGCCTTTCGATATGCAGACTCTCGCTGGTCGTGGCGTACAACCCAAGGCTCCCGAGTTTGACGCTCGGTCGGCACCCAATCTGCCCAATCGGCTTCTGTCGGGGCAGCGGGGCGAAGGCGCGTCGGCTATGAACGACTTCCCGAGAGTGCCGTCCGCGCTAAACGCTCCAAACCCAACAAGTGGGCAACCGTTTAGCATAGAGCAGCCGCCTAATCGGTCGTACCCCAGCCCGCGAGGTCCCGTCAATAACGACCGCCCTGTTGCGATGCCTACACCCTCGCCGCATGGCCCCAGTCCAGTTGGCGCGATAGACACCGGCGCTTTTGGCGAAACGTTGGGCAGGTGGGGTGACTCCGCAAGAGACGCTACAGATCTAACCGCAAGCTCAATCACTGCAATTGGCGACTACGATCCAAACCGTGAGCTTGGGCAAAGCGGCGGCGCTTTTGGTGATCTGGGCTATTTGGCGCAACTGGGGGTCGGCGCTATTAGCAAAGCCCCCGGAGTTGCGGGGGCAGGATTGGGCTATTTGGCCGGACAGACGGGCGACTTGGCAGTGACCACCGCAGAGATAGTTAACAACCTTGTCGACCCTTATACCAACTACGTCGCTGGGGTCACGGCCAACCCGAACGACGGCCCGTCCGCTATGGAGGAGGCCGCGACTGCACCGCAAGCAAACACTGGAGCAGGTCTTGCCGAACTTGGCCCAACGGTTTCCGCCGCTGCGGCACAAGAAAGCGCGCCCGATGCCGGAATGGACATGGGAACGGCTCTTTCTGGTGTCGTTATGCCGCCCGTCGGAGGAGCCCCTGCCCAATCGCAAGGTTCACGCGCGGCGCCGTCTGGTGGTGGTATCGCAAGCATGGCTGCCCAAGGCGGCGGAGCTCCGTCTGACTACGAGCAAGAGCTTATTAAGATGTTGAACGCCCGCGAAAAGCGTGCCGAGCAGGACAAGTGGATGGCGCTTGCTGAGGCTGGTATGGCCCTGATGTCGTCTTCGCAGCCAACGTTTGGCGGAGCTCTTGGCGAAGCTGGACAGGCTGGGCTTGGTGCACTGCGTGCAGGTACCGAGTCTGCTGAAACCGATCGTCTGGGCATGCTCGGTGCGATTGAGCAGTCCCGTTTGGGCCGCGAACAGCTTCAGATGCAACGCCAAGCAGCGGCTGCAAGGGCGGCTTCGGGCCGCAGTAGTGGCAGTGGCGGGGATGACGAGGGACCGATTGGTGATATTACTGCTGGACAGGGTCGCACAGTTGCGCAACACAACGCGGACATTGAGTTCTACAGGGAAAGTTTAAGCGGTGCTTACGGCCCGGTAAATCCGGGCGACCGCGTGACCCTAACGAGCGCGCTTAACACCTCTGTTGGCCGCAGGAACGCTCTTCTGACGGCAGGGTCCGGCACGCCGTTTGGTGGGGCGGTGCCTGTTGGTCAGATAGACCTCGACCTCACTGCCCCATAAGGAGACTTCACAGTGGCTGAGATACGTGTACCCGGCGAATTAAGTGGAAAAGAATACAACATCCGCATTGCTGGGGACAGCCCAACTGCGGACGAGCGGCAGCGCATTGATGCCTTTGTTCGTCAAAGCGAAACGCAGTTTGCTGGTGAGTATGAGGCTCAGTTTGGCGAAAACCTCCTTCCCAGCACCGGTTTTGGTGCACAGGTGGGCGAAATGTTTCGCGGCATTCCTCGCGGCGTGGGTTCCCTGTTGCAGTCTAGCGCCACCGGTTTGGCAACTCCGTTGGGTGAAGAGACTGAGCTAAAAGCACGCGAGGGTATCCGCAGTCTGGGTGCAAGTCTGCAAGACCGTTACGCCGTCCCTGTCGGTAGAGAAGGTATGGTCGGAGGCACACTGGGCGAGGGTCTGGGGTCCACACTGCCGTTCTTTGCCTTGGCTCCTTTCGGGCCAGTTGGTGTTGGGGCTGGTATAGGCCTCGGTGCATCGGCCGGTGCAGGCGAGGCGAGCGAACGCGCGCGGCGTGCAGGCGCCACCGAAGAGGAACGCAACGCAGCTATACCGCTCGGTGGTCTTGTGGGTGTATCCGAAATCGCAGTGCCTGTTGCTCTGCGTGGCTTGTTCCGAGGTCTTTTGAGATCGGGGGTGCCTGAAACGACTATCAGGGCCCGTCTTGGCCGTATCGCCTCGGCTTCCACCGCAGAGGGTGCGCAAGAGGCCGCTACCGAGTTCCTGCAAAACAGCATTGAGGCTGGAATATACAATCCCGAGAAGGACCTGCAGGACGGATTGATCCCTGCAGGCGGCGTTGGCGCGGGCGTTGGTGGCATCATACAAGCTCTTGTTGAGTTGGGCACACGTAACCGTGGGCCGTCAATTACACCTTCGCGCACACCTGCGCCGTCTGACCCTCAGCTAGCACTCCCCGCGCCGGAAGGGCCGCTTAACCCATCTGCTCCATCTGCTCCATCTGCTCCACAACGTGCTCCGACATCGGAACAGGGTCAGAGGCCTGATCTGTCGCCACCAACCGAACCTTCCGCGCCCTTGGTAACGCCTCCGCCCACTGCGGTTGGTGATGTGACTTTGCTCACGTCCGCCCCTGCGCCAACAGCCGACGAGATGGTTGCACTCATGGACGAACTGGGGATACCCCGCACCGCAGCGTTGCGAAACAGCGTGCGGAGCGGTACGATCCGTACCAACGAGCAGCTCGGGGAAAGGCTTGCAAAGTTTGCGAAAGCCACAACGTCCGATCGAGCCGTTCCTGTAAACGAGTATCTTGCACGGGAGACACAGGATGACACCTCAACCGCAGTGGGCCCTGTCGGCCCTGAGCAATCCAGAGATCGAGAGGGGGTTGCAGATAGTGGCCAACAGCTTGGAGATGAACCAGCCCCTCCACCTGTCGCCGGAAGTGTTGAAACCGTTGGACCTGTCACACCTGACGCCCCGCCAGTGGCACGGGTTGATGACGGCACACTTCCAGCTGCTGTGGCAGCGGGAGAACAACCCGCTACACTAGACGCCCAGCCTGTCGAGGCGCCATCTTTGACAATGTCGCAACTTATCGCCGAGAGCACTCGTGCCCAAGTCGATCCCTCAGTTGCCGTTGAACCTACCGCTATCGTCGACCCAGATGTCGTCGAGCCTGCCGCTTTGGCAATGCCGCAGCGTATCGCCGAGGCTGGCGTAGCGCCCGTTAACCCTGAAATGCAGAGGTCTGCCGTTGAACCTATTCCCGTTGAACCTATTCCCGTTGAACCTATTCCCGTTGGACCTGCTGCTGGCGTCGAACCTGCTGCTGGCGTCGACCCTGCTGCGGCGGCTGTCGTCGAACCGGTCGCTGAGCCCATTGAACGCAGCCCAATGGCAGGCGCCACGCCGGGTATCGAGTCAGGCGCAGCTGGTCAAACAATTCCCGCGCCGGTGGCGCCCGCTGCAACACCGCCGGTCGTTGATGGGTCTGTCCAAAATGTCGTGAATGATCTGCGTGCACAGCGCGCGAAAGTGATTGAAGACGACACCAAGGGCTTTGTTCAAGGCGAAATCGATACGTGGTACGGTGAGAACGCGCCTGCCGAAAAGCAGGAGGCCCTGAAACGCTTTACGTTTACCGACCCCGTGCCGTCGCCCCTGCCCGCCGCCGACATGCAGTCGGTCCTGACACTGTTGCAAGCCGCTCCAAAAACACGCGCAAAGGGGAAAATAACGCCAGCGCAGGCGGCCTTCACCTACTTCAGCATGTCGCCGGACATAGACTACGTCTTGCGCTCTATCGCCTATGATCAAGCGCAGAACATGGAGACCGACGCCAACAACCGTGAGCCGTCCTTCCGTCGCGAAACACAGTTTGAGGACTCGGCAGAAGCCTCCTTATACGAGGGAACTGGTCGTGAACCGGCACTCCGCGCTGCGCGCTGGATACGTGACAACTTGTCAGAGCAGGCGCGGGACACCGTGGCCACGTACACTTTCAACGACTACCGCCCGATCGATTACGCCGCAGCTTCAGATGCTCGCGATATGAACCAAGCGCGCGAAAAGGCACTGAAGTCCGAGGTCGACGAGATTATCGCTAATACCTACGGCGACAGCACCCCCGACGCTGACACTGCTGCAGACTTGGGTTTCGCCACTGAGGATCTAGGCGATATCGACTTGGCACATTACTCTGCTGGCGCAACGTCTTGGTTGGGGAACTCACATCCGCGCGTCGAAGAACGCATCCGTGCAGGTGACGTTCGCGGTGCTCTGGAAGGTTTGGCAATAACTGCACATAACCGCACCCACCGTAAGCTGGCCGCAAAGCTGCTCGCCAAGATCAGGGACGTGCGTTCAGAGGTGCTTCCCGAGCCGGTGCTGCGCGAGATCATGCTCACTCTCGATCCCGAGACTGTGTCACCGTCCGATACCACTGCAGGTGCCTACATTATACCAGCGTCGGAAAAAACCATAGCAGCGTTGCGCCGCGAAGGACGTGAAGACGCCATCTCTGTGCTTGAGACCTACGGCGACCAACTGCTGTTCAACGAGAACGCCACACTCTCGCCTGAGCTGATCCTGCACGAAGCCGGGCATGCTGTCACTGACGCTGTTCTTGACAACAAGTCTCACCCGTTGACACGTCAACTGGAAAAACTGCGTATCGAACTTCTCAAGTTTCTTCCACCGGGGTCTTACGGCTTGGTCAATGTGCATGAGCTTTTGAGCGAAGGTATGTCCAACATAGGGTTCCGTCGTGACTTGAGCTCCGTCAACATCGACGGTCAGCCATTTTCTGCTTGGGAAAAATTCAAGAACATAATTGGCAACTACTTTCGTGGGCTTCTTGGTCACAACCCTGCCAAGATGGACTCGGCGAAAGACACTGTCGACCGTGCCTTGGATGCAATCATTGCCATAAACCCCAACGAGATGAATAGCGGCCACATCACCGGTGCCTCTTTTACACGGCGACGTGGCAGCAACATTCTGGGCGACGCCATCCGCAAGGCGCGCGTGCCGACCAAGGCCGACCTCGCTGTGACCCGCAAGGTGCTGGGGAGCAAGGTCGTACCGGTTAAGTGGAAAGGGGTTCTGATGAACCTCGCCATGCCGCTGGATTACGTTGCGGACGCTGCTCAAAAGTACATTCCAATCTCGCGGCTTGTGCCTGATCTAATGGGCCAACACCAAGCGGAAATCCAAAACCTCACGACGGAAGTGGTCAAAAGCACTGAGGCCACGGCCAAGGTATTTAGCAAGTATGTGAAGGACCAGCCGCTGATAACGAAATTCAACGATCTGGCATATTTTGCTACGCGTCAGCAGGTTGACCCACGCAAGGATAGGAGTGCGTACGAGGGGTACTCGTTCCAGTACAACGTGCTGGACAAAGACGGCAACATCATGCGTCGAGAGCAGTCAACGCGGTACAAAACCGAGACTGAACGCAACAAAGCACTGCAGGCTTACAATGCTGCCTTGTCCACCGATCTCCAAAAGAACCGCATCGCGCGTGCGCGCAGAGCGTTTGACGAGGACCCGAAAATAACGGAAGACTACGATTTTGCCCGCGAGGGTTATCTGTCGCTCCCTGCCGATATGAAGACGGAGTTCAGCCGCATGCTAGAGCTACAACCGTTCGTGGGGAAAGGTTACGCCGAGGCCATTCGATCGCGCATTGAAACAGCCTTGCCGAAAGACAAAGCACTTCAGGACAAGATATTCGGGACGATTTACGACAAGATCCTGTCTGAGCAAATCCTTGACCCCTACCTCAACATGGCACGTTCGGGCGAGTTCTGGCTGTCGTACGGCGGCATCGACCCGCTGTCTGTCACCTTTGATCCAGTGACCGGTCAAGCCGACATGGCAAACGTGCAAGTTGAGCAGTTCAAGCATTCGTTTGAGACTGAGGCGGAACGCGCCGATGCGATACGTGTTCTGCAAGCCTTGCCCGCCGAGCAGCGTGTGACTGACATTAACCCATACCAGCAGGCATCTGCGGGCTTCACGAGCCAAGACGTTCCGCTAGACTTCGTTGGCAAGGTGCTTGACGCTATCGATACGTCAGGTCAGTTTGCAGCGGTAACAGACCCCGTCACCGGCCAAACTACCGATTTGCGTCAGCAAATAATCAATCTGATGTTGGATGCTTCGCCAGAGTCGTCGTTCATCAACTCGTTCAAACGCCGTCAGGGTATCCGTGGTTTCAAAGGCGACGCTACGCCAATAACCCCACCAAAAGCATCGGGCGATGTGCTGAAGAACCTGCGGGCCAGCTCAATGAAAATCGCACGTAAAACGGCGGACCTGAAATATGGCGCGGAGTTCGCAAGAGCGCGAAAACTCATAAGGGATCAGAACGACAATTTCCAAAACACAAATCCTGACAAGTTATCTCCCGAGGTTTTGAGCAGGCAACGTGCTGAGGCTACGCAGTACGCTGACACGTTGGTGAACTACACGGAGGCCCCGTTCAAAGTTCGATCGAAAGTGTCACGCGGCCTCGGCGCCGGCACGTACATGCTAACGCTGGGCTTTAACGCATCCACCGCCCTTGTGACGTTGTCGCAGATACCGCTATTCGTGTATCCTGTGCTCGCTGGATCGTATAGCGATTTGCGGGCTGTCGGCGCGATCGGCGCTGCCAACAGAATACTAGCTGGGGCCAGCCGAGAGCGTGAGGTCAGTCGTGTTGGGCCCACCGGTCAAGTGGAAACAGTTAAGGAAAAGGTGCCGTTCTTTGAATACTCCACCGAGTACAACGACGCCCCCTACCTCGCGCCACTGATCAAGTTCGCCAAAGCCAACGGTGTATTCAACCGCTCTCTCATGCAGGATGAGCTTCTTGGTGAGCAGGCAAACTTGTGGGAAAAGGTGGCGGCCAGTACCGGCATCATGCAGCACCAAGCAGAGCGTTACTCCCGCGAGACGGCCTTGAACGCTGCCTATATTCTTGAGATGCAGGATCTCACCGGCAGGCAGGACATGTCTGTCAAAGATTTTGTCAAAGGGTTGGAAGACGGGGATATCACGTTCACGCAAGAACAAGCGCTCGCCGCTGCCGAAACTGCGGTCAACGTGTCCGAGAAGTCCAACGGCCCGATCTATGCGGCTGCAGGTCCCATCGCCTCAATGGGCAACATCACCTCGCTTGTCTACATGTTCAAACGCCACCCGATTTCGATGATGAACTTGATTGCACAAACAGTCAAACGCAGCGCAGGTGCTGACCCCGAGGATCGCCGCATTGCCCAACGTCAAATCGTGCGTATGTTTGGAGGCATGGCCGTTATGGCAGGTGCCATGGGTATGCCCCTCGCGCAACAGTTTGGCTGGGCATATGACCTGCTGTTCCAAGACGACGACGAACCTGACTTCGAGACAATGCTGCGTATGACCTTGGGTGAAGCTGGAACGTTTGGTCTCGCCGACTACCTGTCGGGACTTAAGGTGTCGGAACGTATCGGCTTGGGTGCGCCCATCTACCGTCCCGGATTTTCAGCTCAGAACTCGCCGCCGTTGTTTCAGATAGCGGAGGGTATCGGAGGGCCCGTGATGGGCATGGGTCTGAAGTATCTGTCTGAGCGGCCGTACCAAGACCTCGCCGAAGGCAACGTTGGGCGCTTTTTTGAGGGGGTTGCACCATCTTCCATCGCCAACGCCTTACGCGCGATGCGGTATTCCAGTGACGGCGCCGAAACGCGCCGAGGGGACCTTGTTGATGACGTCGGCCGGTTCAACATAGCTGCGCAAGCGTTTGGCTTTATGCCAACGTCCTATGCGCAGAAGCTGGACATGAACTCGTTTGGCACGAACGTGAACAATGCGATCAACCGGGGTAAGAGCCGTCTGCTGCAACGTCTGAACAGAGCACGCAGTGAGGGTGATTTTGACCAAATGCGTGCCATTGAAGAAGACATTCGGGAGTTCAACACTCGCAATCCGCGGAACCAAATCATGCCAGAAACCAGACGCCAATCGTATCGGGCGTCCATGCGAGTAACTGCGGAAACCACGCACGGTCTGTACACCTCTCCGGCAAACCGTGGCAGGATACAGGCAATGTTGGACGCTTGGGGCTCTGCGACAGTCTCTGAATAAAAGAAAACCCCGCGCCGAAGCGCGGGGTCGTAGAGATCAGTGGAGAACCAACTCTAACTAAGTGACAGTCCGTTATCTATATCATGTGTATCGCCATATGCGAAGCCCCAAAATGTTGTTTTCTACTCGAACGTGAACTCTCAGTTCCCACCCGCGGCGTGCGAATATGGGGCGCACTTGTTTGTGGGCCTTTGCCACGTTCAGGCAGGGGATAAACACCGAGTCCTTGGGTAACATCTTGTCCCAATCGATGATCATCCGAACCCCGTCGGGCCCGATATCGTCAAGTCTCAGAACCTCCATTCGCGGTCTCCGATAAATCCAATGATGTGCAGTCAATAGAAAGCACAGTGGCAGCGGGCAAGTTCATCTTCGTACCTTTAGACATCCGCATCTTTTGCTTGCGCCCGCCCATCTTTTCACCAAGCTCGGATATCACAGAGTCGTAGTTCAGCCGCTGTTTTGTGCACCACACCTTAAAGGAACGCATGACAATGTAGAGAACTTTCACGTCCGTTTCATAACGTGCCACAAGTCGCATTTTGGGCTGCATCTCTGGGACAACCAGACTGTCGAGCCCGTTGCCGTTCGCCAATCCGCGCAGATCGTCGGTACTCTTAATCCACAGAATGCTGCCATAGTGCTCGTGCACAAAGTCGTTGACGATTGCCTCAACAGAAATCTTTGCCTCAACCGCACTGCGCTTGTTATCATTGATCAACTGCACGACCCACTTAAACATCTTTTCAGGATCGTAGGTCAGCAATCCAGCCTCGCGGGCCAAGATCAACGCCGTGATTGTTGCGGCACCCTGCACGGACCATAACCTGTTGTCCATTTTGAGACCACAGATTGTGTCAAGTTTGAGCTGAACGCGTTCAAGCACCGCTTTGGCGGTATCTAAGTCGCGCATTATGTGCTGCACAAACACTTCGGCTGCGTGCCCTGCATTTTTACCTACACCCTTGGCGAACACATCGGTCTCGTTCTTGTCTTTGAAGGTGAATGATTGTGCGTGAAAACGCAGAACACGCTGCTCTTCTGCTTCGGGCTTTGACTTTAACGAGTAAACTTTGGCCAACATCGAATGGTTTGACGATGACGTAACGGTGGTATGCCAAGCTCTGCCGCGATATCTTTCGTCGTTGCTGCCCGACGACATGCGACCTTTCTGGCGGCCGTCAGTTATTCCGTAAATAAGATTGGACGTATCTGCTGCTGGAAACTCGGTGAACTCGTCGAACTGCACGTTAACGTCCATCATAAGTTCCAGACGGTTCATACGCATGTTGAGAGTGTCCGTGGGTCTGATCATGAGTTCATTTGGGTCTCCGTATATGGTGCAGGCAAACTTTTGTGTTGTCGATTTGCCGTGCCCAGATCCGTCGCTGTAAAAGTCAAAAATCGCAGCGTGGACCGGCGTGAGGCGCATCAGAGGTGCAGCCAATGCTTGGCACAAAAGAAATTGGTACGGCTCAAGACCCTCACGATTATAGAAATTGGCCTGCTCCACCCATCCTTCGAGAGTGCCGACAGGTTTGAAGGCAGGAAACATAAAGGATGTTCTTGAGGATGGTGGATTATACCCTACGCGGTCTGCAAATATCTCGCGGTTGCCAATAACGTAGGAGGTGAAGTCGTCGTCGGTCCATCCGAATTGTGTGCGAGCGACGTCTGCAACCGTGGTTGTCTGCAGTTCCTCAATCCATTTTTGAGTGTAAGCCATAACAATATCCCACTTCTTGGCGCTTACAACGACGCCATGCCTCGACAGTATTTTCCGCAATTCTTCCTTGGACGTTGCTGCAACCAGCGGCAGGAGGAACTCTCTAATTGTATCGTTCGGCAGCTGCACCTTACCTAAAACGCACTCCCCGATCTCAACATCTAGCACACGTTGCGTATAATATAGATCGTTGGAGTAAATCTCGACATCGTCATATCCGCCATCTTCGTTTTCTTCTTCAACGTACACGCCGCCGTTTTTGCCACGCTTAAACGGAAACGGGAAACGAGGTATGTCGACAGTTCCGTCTTTGTAGACGACCGTTGGTTCACCTGTTGCTTCGTCCTCGACTTCCCATGTGTCAGCTTCTGCCACTACCGCGCCCAATTGGATCGGGGACTTGATCTTTCCCTTAAACGGGCAATCGCCACAAACGCCGGGTCTGAGATCATCAAAGGTATCGCAGATGTATGGGCCGGCGATGGCTTCTAATTTGGCCGACGTGGTCTCTACGTTATACTCAGGGTGCCCTCTTGAAATAATATGTGCGGCCTTTGCACCATCGCTGCAAAACTTGGTGATCGACAGGGCTGCGCGCCACAGTGGTTCGTCCACTTTTTCTTGTTCTGTCATGATAAACGCAAGCTGGGCACACCCGTTGCCGGCGCTGGATTTCTGCGCGATCTTCTTGAATGAGTTTTCCCTGTTGCGAAGCATCTTCTGCATCACAGGGTCGTCCGCAATACTCATCTTAACGTTCGCGAATAGCGTCGGTGAAACCAGTAAGGCCGGCGCAGGTGCCTCGGCATCCAGAAGGTCAGAGAACCACGACAGGCTTTGCTTTTCACCTTTGGTCACGCCGAGAACGTGAACCGGCGCACTCGTGTTGTATTTGCGGTTGTGTGATCCGGGTATGCGCAGCACGCGCGAAGCGTCCGCTGGCACCGCGTTATCGATCCGCAAACCGTGCTTAGAGCACGCGCGCTTAAGAGCCACCGCCACAGGGCGCCACTCTGCAACCGGCATTGGTTCGGACAGTGGCCAGTACACGTGCACACCGTAGCCGCTGAAAACCATCAAGGGTTGAGGCATTCCGACTGCCTTGCAGAAGGTATTCAGAGACGCGAGAGCTTCGCTGGCATCTGGGTAATCCTTCCCTTCACCACAATCTAGGTCGAGAAAAAGACTGCCTATGAGCCGAACGTTCTCAGCTTTACGGAGCCCCTCTTCGTCGAAGGTGGCCAGCGCGAAGTACACGTCAAGGCCCTGTTCGTCCAACTTATAGGATGCACTAAGGAGATGCTCAACCGTGCTATGAAACGTCTGTTTTTTGATCTTGGTGCCAATCTTCGCAGCGAAGAGGCAATAGTTGCCCCCTTCCGCGAGCACCCGCTTAAGGAATTTTGAAGTCTCCATGATCCGCCACTTTTGTTATTGTGCGCAGCCCCAGACATACCGGGGCTGCATTGGTAGATGGCAGATTAGTCGTCCCAGCTGTCGATGATGGACGCCAGCTTATCCGCTGTGTTTGAGTCAGGTGCCGTAGGCTTAGGCTTGCCAACTTTCTTGGGCTCCTCGATCTCTTCCTCTTCCTCCTCAACCTCTTCCTTCTTGGGCTTCGGTTTTGGCTTCGGTTTTGGCTTCGGCTTCTCTTCTTCCTCTTCGACCTCGTCTTCCTCCTCGACCTCTTCCTCGACCTCTTCCTCGACCTTCTTGGCCTTTGGTTTCGGCTTCGGCTTATCTTCGGCCGGCTTTTTGTCTTGTGAGCCCACAGTGAACTCGATAGCCCGATGCGCTTCCTCGCTGTCACGTGCTTCAAGAACCTCGGTCAACTCGTCTTCTTCCAGAGCGCGCGTGGCTTTGAAGTACAGCTTTGGTGTGGCAGACTCGTCGTCGAACCGCATCTCGGTGACTACGGCAACCGCGGGCGTGTCATGGCCCGACAGGAACTTGATGTAAGCCTGCAGTCCCATGTCGCTGCCGTTGGCGTCGCCAAACAGAGATGTCGCGGGCAGCTGCAGCTGATAAACTGTATCAAGCTCGCCTTCCAACGAAATGGCCAGACGTTGCGCAAACCGGCACGCGCGCGTCTCGCCTTGGCCAGAGCCTTTGACATTCATCGGGCAGTCGCCACAGCGCGCAGCTTGCCGGTTTTCTTCCAGAACTTCAGGTGCAGGTGTGCGCGTGTCCAAAGACCAACACAAGGGAGGTGAGGTGTTGTTCTCATCAAACGATCCGGCATAGTAGGTGCGGGACACGTCTGCGGCGTTGAGTATAACCATGTTCATGGTGTCAGACCGGCTGACGCTCACCTGTGCACCGTCTACAAACTTGCGGAACTTGCCGCCTTTGATGCTGAGGCGCTTGCCAGCGGAACCGCCGCCAGCCATTTTCTTGTTCGAGTCCAAGAGGGACTTGACGCGGTCACTTTTTAGGAGGGCATTGCCCTTAAAGATTGCAAGATCGCTCACGCTGGTTCTCCTTTAGCGTCTGGGGTTTCGTCGTTTACGTCAACGTCCGAAAACTTAATTTCAGACTGCACTGGATCTTCGTCGATCGCAGGGCTGACAGGTTCGTCTTCTTTCACACCAACAGTCAAGAGGTGGGCTTCGATCTTTTCGATGTCGTAGCGAAACACACGACCAAAGCGTGCGTAAGTTCCAACCGGGATCTCCCCAGTTTTCATCATTGCCATGATCGTCGCGTTTGAGACACTAAAGTGCGCAGCGGTCTCGACAGTTGTGGAGTATTTAGACGTGTTCATGATTTCCTCACGGTAATTGTGTACTCCGAGGTCGTATTGATGCCCGGCGGTACGGTTTCAGGGTTATCCTCAAGGAACGACTTGACCACTGTTTGGTTCAGGCGCTTCTCAAGAAACTCGGGCAAGTTGTTCTCCACAACAAACTTCCCCATAGACTCCCAATCGCTTGTCCAGTACCGCGTTTTCATGCTGCGGTACACTAGACCAGAAGCTGTGCGAACACTTTCAACTTCGTGCTCTTTGCAGTAGTCGAGCAACACCGCCTTAATTTGATCCATCTGCGCCACCAGCTTGGCCTCTTCTTCTTTGAACTCAGCGGAGAGTTTGGCTTTCGCATCGCGCATCTTAATAAAGATACGTGTCAGTTTCTCAATTGGGGTGTCGGGCGCTGTCATGTCATTCTCCTTTGACGCTGTCTTGTACACTGTTATATTCTCACGCTCGTGTAGTCAAGCTACATATTGTAGAGATCGATCACTTGCCTGTGGAGGTCCATCTTGCCATCCAGTAGCGTGTAGACCCTTTGCTCAACGGGTGATCCCACGAGCTGCACGATTGTGCATTTGTTCATCTGCCCTTTGCGGTGGATACGGGCGTTGGCTTGCTCGTATATCTCAAGCGATGCCGTTGGGCCCCACCAAACAATCGTATCGGCGGCCGTCAGAGTCAGGCCGTGGGCAGCAGCTTGGGGCTGAACCACCAGCACGCGAGGGTCGTCTTCGTTCTGGAAGGCGCGGAATATGTCGGTGCGGTCGCTTGCGCTGACTGATCCACTGATAACTTCGCAGGTGATTTTGTCGGCTGTCAGCTTTTCGGCCAGCAAGGCAATGGCGCTGCGGAACGGAACAAACACAATCACCTTGTTTGGCGTCTCGGACAGAACCTCGGTCAACACCTTGTAGCGTGTGCTGATATCGAACTGCAGATTGTTCTGATCATCGGTGATGACGGACCCTGAGCTTATCTGCAGCAGCTTTGTCATGACGCCAGCCGCGTTTCCAGCAGTGACGTTCTCGCCGGCAGCTTCAAGCAGCAGATCCTTACGCATCTTCCCGTAGAACTTCTTTTGTTGGGGCGTCATCTCAACCGTGCGAGACACATAGACCATGTCGGGCAGGTCAAGGCATTCTTCTTTGGTGTGGCGTATGGCCGGCTGTAGCACGCGGTGCACGGTTTCAGCGGCGTTCTCTTTGGGTGCCCATTTGAACTGCGTGATTTTGCGCATCACCATGTCTCGGTACGAACCAAAGTAGCGCGGCACGCCCTCGGGGTTCACCAGCTTCGCCAACCCGTACGCTTTGTCTGGTCCTTGGGCTGCAGGGGTGCCAGTCATGAGCCAGAGCCACACATCGGGCCCAGCGATCTTGTTCAAGGCCTTCCAGCGAGCTGTTTGGGCGTTTTGCAGGGCGCTCGCCTCATCGACAATGATCAGATCGAAGCCACCTTTGGCAATATCATCTGCCATAATCTTCACGCCGTCGTAGTTGATCACCACGAACTCTGCGTCGCTGTTGATAATCTTGCGCCGCTTGACCGCTGTGCCGTAGGCCACGTCCACTCTACGGTGCATGGCAAAGGTGAACAGATCATTGCGCCACGCTGCGTCCATGATCGAGACCGGACAAACAACCAGCACCCGTCGAACCAGTTTCTGCGTCATAAGAAAGTCCGCTGCCCATATCGCACTGGCCGTCTTGCCGACACCCGGACTGCTGAAGCAGAACGCTTTCTTGTTCATGGTGAAGAATGCAGATGTCTCGCGTTGGTGGGCCATGGGCTTAAACTTGCCGGGCCAGTTATACCGCCCTTCGATCGGCGACGGTGCATCAAAGTTCAGGGCACGTAGAACTTGGGCCTGCTCCACACCCCACTTCACAACAACGGTGTTATCGTCGACCTGTTTGCTGTCAGGTACGGCTGCCAGCACGCGCGCAGGGTTTTTGACGCGCAGCATGAGCGCTTTGTTGTCTACAATCTTCATCGGTTCTCCAGTTATGCGTCACGCATAATTCACTTCTTGGGTGGCTTGCTGATCCGTCCGCCACCTGCACGGTTTTTGCTGGGGTCTTGCAGAGATACCCCGTCCTTGTTTGATCCGCCCTTGGCTAACGCTTTGTTGTGAGCGAGGTCCTTCCCCTTACGGGCCGCCTTGCCGTTCTTCTTGTCGAAAGCGTAGCGTGCGCGTGCGCGTTCGTTGCGAGAAGGCCCCTCGTCGCGGGCTTTCTGAAGCTCGTACTCTCGCTTGTACGGCCGGTCAGAGTTTTTCTTGTACGGCATCGGGCTTCTCCTTAACATTTCGGGGCATCCGCCCCACTATCAAACCGAACACCCACGGCGCGGCCCATTGCGGCAGGGTTATGTTGTCAAAAACCCAAGCGGCTATTCGCCCTTGCATATCAGAGATCCTGCAAGCGGGCTATCTGATCGTGCGCCCCACGCAGCGACCTTAAGCAGACATTGTGCCCACAAAATACGCCGCCGTGTGTCGTGAATTACTTCCCCGTCAATTAGTGGGGGAGAGCTCAGATAGATCGCTGCTAGTTTCATCGCCATGAACGGGTCCGTTACCCGCTCAACAGCTTTCGAGCCGCGATAGATAACAAACCCATCGGTGCCAGAGTACACTCCGGTCAGGGGTGTGGGGAGGCTCACCGCTCCACAATCGGCCGCGCCATCGGACGCAGCGAGGTTAGCGGCGCACTGTCTGGCATTATGCAGTATGCTTCGGCGGCCTCGGGTATATGGCGGATCTGCGGTTCGCATGTCGCCTGCCCATGCAAGACAATGACTAAAACTGCTACGTTCATGATTTTTCTCCTTTTAGGGCTGCAATGGCTTCGTTACTTGAGTCGCCACAATCGTGACATGCCATGTGGTCAGATGCGCGACCGTCTCTTTTGGCAATGTCCCGCAACGCCGCCTCAAGTTCTGCGATCCGTGCTTGGGCGTCTGCTATCTCGGGCAATCTTGATATAGACCCAGCCATACGCTCAACCACACCGTCACTGAACGGACCATAGCTTTGGTCGATTACGCGTTTAATCGTGTCGTGTGTGCTCATCTCAATTCGCTCCGTTGTGTGGGCATTCAAGAACCTGACAGTGGCGTTTACACAACCCGCTTGGCTTGGGGTTCCACACGCCGGTCTCGAAGGCTTTCTCCATAGCCGAATAGTTGGACAGCCACTTTGTCCACAGTTCACGTTGACCTGAGCGCTCATAGCTTGCCTTCACAAAGTCGTTGGCGATCACAAACAAAAGACCTGCCTTGATGTTCTTTACCTCGGGGAAGTGGCGGAACACCGACAGCGCCATAAGCTCAAGCTGACCCTTCTCGGCGTACTGTGAGGACTTGCCCGTCTTGTGGTCGATGATCAGTGCATCCTCGCCGTCGATGATGAGCAAGTCCACGATGCCGCGGAACCACACGTCTTTGGCAAAGAAACTGCACGCTTCTAGCTTGGTGTTCAGCCCCATCTTCTGCTCAACCAGTTTTCTACCCGGCTTGTCCGCCAAAGATTGAAGCACGGGTAGGGCGAACGCGAAACGCTTGGGGAGTGCTGTGCCTATGGCGATAAAGTTCTCGGCGGCAGTGTGGAACTCTGTGCCATAGCGCATCGCTTCGCTTTCAACGAACGGAAACTCTTTCAAAACCTTTTCATGGTAGAACTGCTTGGGGCAGGTCTCAAACGACTTGATTTTGCTGAACGACCAAGGTGCCGCTCCTACTGGTTTAGCCATTGCCATTTTCCCTTTTTTCCTTCGATTATCTTGCCGGTGTCGCGCAGCTCTTTCCAAGCGTTGCTGTTCTTACGTGGCAACTTCTCAACGAAGGGGCGCTCCTCGGCCCCCACCGCCATCAGTATCTCTTCGCATTCTTTGATGTACCACTCGTAGTCCACGTCGATCGGGAACTCGTCCGGCAAGTCCATCAGAGGCTTGGCCCCGTCGGATCTTGGCACAGTGTTGCCGTTCTTCGCGTAGTGTATCTCTCCAGTCTCTCCCTCAGCATAGTACCATCTGATCGCTTTGCCAAGTGCCTCGTTATCTTTTATAGCCCCTCCTGTCACGGTGCGCAATGTGAGGAACTTAGATATGTCTCGGCATGCCCGTATAGTGTGGTCCACTGGAGTGCCCTCAGTGAGGTAGGCTATAACAGCTTCTGGGCAGATCGGCGTCTGCGGGTTCTTGCTCAGAGACACTGGCCCAAACACGCCCTTAGCCTTGACCTTGCCATCCGTTTTGACCGCGATGTAGTTGTTCACGTCACGAGAATATAGCGCCTTGTACGACGCCTCCTCTGTCTTGAGACCGGTGTGCTTCTCCCACTTATGCACAATCAGGTTCAACGCCTCGCGGTCTTCATGGCGGCACTTTACCACAATGCCGTCGGTGTTGGCCGACACGACAGGGATACCGTACCTCTCCAACGCCTCGATCAGCATCAGCATCGTGAGCTGCCCTGTTAGTGTCGTGCGGATCATAAACTCAGGGGCGTACAAAGGGCTATATGGGCTACAGGTCTTACCAAACGTGCCGTTCAAAACAATCTTCAGTGAGTCAGATTTGACCATGTCAGCGGCGTGCTTTGCAGCGAGACGTTCCTCAAGGATGCCCCCGTATATCCTGTTGAAGTGCTCACCAAACCCGCCCGGCTGCATGTTCATGTTGAGCATCATGCGTGGGTAGTAGCTCTCAACGTCTTCTTCGAGCAGCAGCGTTTCGTCGTCAGCAAAGTGCGCTACCTCGGACTCTTGGCTGTGCAGTCCGCCGATGCCGATCTTGTATCTGCTCTGTCCAACGGTGATCACCATTGTTGCAATAGCCTTTGGCATTTTGACATGGCCGGTCTTGTCGTCGATGATCATCTCTGCGGTGCGCGCGGTCTCCAGAACGTCTTGCAGCAGAGGTGTGGAAAACTTCACATAGGCAGGGGGATCGTAGTAAAAGCTGTCACGTACAGCTGTTACTTTCGGCGGCATCTCACCTGTAATTCTTTTGTATTCGGCCTTCAGCACAGCCTCGGCAATCTGCGCATCCGACTTCGAGCGAAGGTCGATACCGTATTTTTTGCCCATGACACGGCGCAGATCGACCTGTTTTGACAGTGAGTTAAACAGAAGCTGGGTCACACGCACGTCGTTCTTGCAGTAGGTGCGCAGTTCTTTGGCTTGCTCGGCGTTCACCATCGCAGTGTGCTCAATCGGCAGTTCTTGCAGTTTACGGCTCGCCAGACGGCCGCCATAGATCTTGAGGCTCACCATGCCCGGCGCGACGTCGATGATGTCCACGTGGTTGATCTTTGGCTCACGCAGCCCCTCGTTTCGGTAGAAGTTCCAAGACCGAACGTTGCCTTCGATGATGCGGTTGCTGGCCTTTTTGAGAGCTCGTGTGTTCTGGTTGGTCATGGCCATCGTCAGGATCGGAATGTCGTAGTGGTTGCCGTTGAACGTGACGATCTCAAAGTCGGGGTTCTGCAGGATGTCCAGTATTTCTTGTGGGGCAAACGCGCTGTCGTCGCCGTCAAAGATCTCAAAACCTTTGGTCTTCCCCTGCTCCGTCATGAACAGAGCAAGGAAGTAGTTTTGGTAAACCTCGATATCGAGGAACAATCGGATCATGGGGTGCTGTCCTTTAATTGAACTCTGCTTTTTCAAACATCTTGACGCCAAGCACATCAAACGCCATTGAGATTTCCTTCTGCCTGTCAGCCCGACCATCCTTAAATGCGTCTGCCATAACTGCACGAATGAGATTTCTTTCTCGCTCTGATTTAGCTTGATCAAGCCAAGCCTTAATTTTAAGTCCGGTCATCTGTTCATCCCCCCTGTGCCGTTGCCATAACCGCCGGTGAGGACAGACGGTTCCCTTGATACCTTGCGTGAATCAAGAGTTACAATTCTTTGCCACTCGTCAACATTGGCCTTGCGGTAATTCAAGACGCCGCCGCCCATGTCATACTGAACTTCAAGATGCACAACGCCAAACCAACGAAACAAAATTCCGTAACAAGACCACCGCCAGCGCCCCGTGCAGTCAAAGTACCCCTTCAGCGCACTACAGTATCCGACCATCTACTTGTCCTCCTTTGGGTTGGCGAACCCGTACCCGTTGCCGTAGCCGACGCCGACGCCGTAGCCGGTGCCGTGGCCTCCGCCGTTGCCGACACCACTGCCCGAGCTGCCCGCGCCGCTGCCGACGCCGCCGTTGGCATCAACACCTAGCTGCTTGGCCTGCTGTTCGCCCGAAAACTTGCCGGACATAAGAGGGCTACAATACAGCCCCATCTACTTGTCCTCCACTGGGTGCAGTTCCACAGTGTCGCCCTCATACGGGGTGAATATTCCTAAGTTCCTCCAAGTGGCGCAAGCAACAACACTATCATCCTCCATATAAAGTAATCCCAAAGAATTTTTCCTCATAGATCCAAGGTCCACTTTCTCGGTGACCGTAAAAAACAACCCTTTGTCGGTCACAGCCTTGGTAAATGTCGCTGAAAACTTTGGCCCTATGCTTTCTGGGCTGTTATACCAGACTGCGAGGTATTGGGTCAGGGGTGTGTCCTCTGGAATGCGCTGCGGCTCAGGCTTTGGCGGGCAAGGTGTTCTCATTGGCGATGATCGCCACGGGCAGTTGCCAGCAACGGAACCACAATCACATGACACTTGGCCGAGTAGCCATTCGATAAACCTCATTACTTGTCCTCCCTCTGTTTGGGTGTTGATGGCAACGCCTTGGGAGCCTGAATGGCCAACCAGACCCAAAACCCGCAGACGTAGAGCCCCATGGTTATGCCCAACCAGACCCAAAACCCGCTGACGTAGAACTGTAAAACCTCAAGCATCTACTTTTCCTCCTTATGCGTTATGCGTGACGCATAACTTGGTTTCGTCAGTGCATAGACAAACACCGGGTTTATTTTGCTGTAACGCTTGGTTGGGATCTTGCGCACCATGCCCTGCTTGATTGCTATGTCAGCGCGCTTTTTTACCGTCTCTTTCGAGCAGCCCAAGGCTTTTGCCACTTGGTCGCGGGTCTGCGGGGGTTTGCCCTCAAGCACTGCCACAAACTCCAGAACCTTTAAGCGCCACTGCTCTGGGTCAGATACGGCGGGACCGTAATGTCCTTTTCGCCCTGTCGGCAGCTTCGGCACTTTCTTTTCTTTGCGTGCCAAGGCCAGCATCATCTCCCCAAGATTGGCGTCCAGCTCATCGCGGGTCATTGTGTATCCTCCAATGCTTTGTTACCTTTAGCTGTGATCATCCACTCGCGCTCAATCAGTGGAAGCCGATCGTCGGCGCATCGGATCAACCCCGCACGGTGAAGTGCAGACAGTGCTGTGGAGGTACTGTCGTGGCAAACATACCATTCGCCGTCCGACATACGCGCAAGCGTCGTGCGTTTCTTGCTGCTCATAACATGTACTCCTTTATCCATTCACGTAGCTCGTGCACGGTTTCAGCGTTGTCGAGGTAGTGCAGCTTGAGGTCGTTGGCGGCCCGCTTCGCAGCGTCTTCTTCGCGCTCGCTTTCACACCCATGACACAGCTCGTTTACGTGCGGCACGAGCGGCCCGTTCGGATACAGCGGGCTCCCGCGAGATCTTTTACCGCACCCTCCCGCGCACATCGGTAGCGCACGGCCGCGCGCCTCGTACTCTTTGCGCTTACGAAGGTAGTTTTCACCGCACGTGCGACAGTAACGCTTGCGCCACTTACCCTCCACGGCTTCGTTGCCGCAGCCAAGTTTACACTTTGCCATATCAATCCCCTCTACGCCGTAAATTCGTCAGCGGAGAGAGCCCACAGCGTGAACGACGGCTCTTCGAGACCAGCCGTGGCATGGACATCTGCCTTGGCCATCTGACCTTTCCTGAACAGGGACAGCAACGCAGCCTGAGTCCGTTGCGGCGTAGCGTTCACCTCACCCGCGATCTCGTCAGTGGTTGCATAACCAGACCCGCGCACCACCGAAATCACGCCAGATTCAAGCACGGGGTCGTCTGGTAGCGAGAGATCTTCTTTGGTGGAAGTGTCGACATAGACAGCCACCCACGGCGTGTCACGGTTATTGGAATGAGTGTTGGGGATGATCTTGGCGGTTGCTATACCGTGCTCCTTGATACCACTACTGCCGACAACGCTCGCCGGAATGTAAATGCCGTCCCCGTCGTCAAGCCTGTTGGCAAAACCTGCACCCTGCGATCCAGATAGAATGCGTGAACAGAAAATTTGTACTTCTTGCATGATTATCTTCCTTGTTTTTATGTTAAATTATGTGGCGTCGAACAGGTCTTGCACCTCCTCGTCTGTTATTTGCTTCTCTTGGAACACTTCCCACGGTGTGCCGATGCGATCAATTATGCCTTGCGCATAATCTTTGGTGACGTCGCAGTGTTTCTCCACGTGCTCTGCCAGATCTTCGATAGCTATTGGTTGGTGCTTTATACTCAGTAAAAACTTCCATACCAGTTCCTCACGACCATGCATCACACGCCTCCCTGATCATTGCTGCGAGATTATCGACGTTCGTTTCGTCTACAATTATTCCATAACCACCCGCCTCGTTAATCTGTCGGAGGTTCAGCTCTTGCAGTTTGGTTGGCTTACCCTTGCCAGCTTTGCACTCAAGTCCGAGGAACAGTCCCTCGTAGCAGCCAATAATGTCAGGCACGCCAGACTTTCCCCAGCCGCCCGTCACAGGGTAAAAGTAGTAGGCGCCCAGCTTTTTAAGCTGGGCCGCCGCCCGTTTCTTTACTTTCGCTTCCGGTGTCATTGCCACGCAGTCTCTCCTCCGCTTGCTCTATGATCCACCATGTGGTGGCGTCTATGCGACGCCCGACACCCCAAACAGCGCTCTCGTTTGGGTGCGGAGGCAACATGTTAAGTACCGCCATACGGTCCTTGGCCCACTCTGGTAGCTCTTCGTAGCTTTGATACTTCAGAGACCTCTCAGTGTCAATGGGGCAGTACCCAATGTATTGCATGGTAACGGAACCATCTGACAACACCTCAACCCGCCAGATGTAGTCTTCGTTCTCGTTGCATATTGCCATGCGGGCCATGAACCAACGCCTGCGGCGGTGAAAGCCACCCTCCATCATTTGCACCCAACCACCCACTTACTGCGGCTCTCTTTCGAGGTCAGCGTTTTTTGCGTCACGGTGCGGTAGACCTCGCGGCCGAGGCCGGTCGCGTAAATTCCCTCACGAATTTGGCTTGGATGTCCGGCGCGGGACATCATCAGGCGGTGCCACTCATCCGGGTTTTCCAATAGTTTTACGGTGTTATCAAAAGGGTATCCTATGTATTCCCGCCGATATGCTGGGGGCATGTCGTCCTTCACCATAGGATACATCGCAGCGTGCCACTCGCGATACTCGGCGTAACGCGTTGTATCTAAGACCTTCTTGGCCACCTTGCGATTGATCACTTCCTTGAAGAATACCGCGTCGGTCTTGACCTTGTCGCCCTTGATCGTTGCCGTAGAGATGATCGCGTGCACAGTACCGTCAACCCAACCGCCGATACGGATACGAGATCCCATGCCGCCGAGGCCGTGGCCCGCCGGCATGAACGCGCTCGCAAAGGCACAGGTTGATATTGAGCTAAACGTGTTGATTGTATAGCTGTTGCTGCGGTGCCAGACGATCACGTTAGTGCTATGATAACGGAACTTAACGTCGCCGTTTGAGGCGAGGGTCACGCCCATCTGCTTGCTGGTTTCTTTGCCCTTGATGGGACGCTCGCTCATACCCTTGTCACGGCACGAGTGATAGAACGCCACCGCGCACTTGTAGCTGTTGATGACGCCGATAACGCCGTGGTACATGTTGACTGAAAAAGCCATATTATTTCTCCATTGTTGTTTGTTGTTTGTTGTTTGTTGTTATCCGTAGCCGTAGCCGCCGACGCTCCCTTCTCCGTGGCCGTGACCGCGGCCGTCGCCTGTGCCTTCTTTGCCGGGAATACCGCAGCCGTTGGAGTTGCCTAGGCCAGTCCGGTTGCGGTCGCCGTCGCCCCAGCCGAAGCCAAATACCCTGCCCTCAAGCCAATCATATTCGGAGTGGCCGCCATATCCGAAGCCCTCACCATCGGGTATGAAGAGACCGTTGCCGTCGCCGATACCTCTCATTACGCGTCTTCCTCCTCATAGATTTCGTTGGCCTCCAAGCTCTCTTTGACGACCTCGTCGGAGGTTAGATAATCATAGCTTTCCTCAAGGCTCTCGTAGAGCCAGTCGGCAAGCGCCCTGAACAGATCTTTCAGTGTCGTTTCGATCAGCTCAACGATCTCGTCGGGCACCTCATCCATGTCAATCTCTTCGTCGTAGACGTAACCCACCTCCTCCGCCGTCATTGCGTTTGAGTGAACGTAGTGACTGCTTGACCGACGCACCACGGCGTACACCGGCTGGTATATCCGCGCCAGCAAGCACAACTCGTCAGCTATGCGGTGCAGTTCTTCATCTTGCGGTGCATGGTCTCGTATTTTGGCAGGTGCCGTATCATAGGTTGGATCGATACGTGAGAACGTGCTCTGCGCATTATACCGCCCTGTCCACGACGCGCCGTCGCCTTGTGACCAGAAGCCTCTGAAGCTAGGCTCTTGCTCGTCAAGGTCAATCCCAAGGATCTCGCAGATCATCTTGAAGTTCTCCAAGACACAATCGTACCAATCGTCGTCGGTGTTGATGTCTCGGTGTTCGTCTATGAAGCTGTCGCTGCATGTATATGTCATTGTTATTACCTCTTGCTCTTATTTCTATTCTCCCACCGCGTGTGGGCCTTGAGCATCTCCGTCGACCATAAGTCTTTGTGCACGTCGATCATTGGAAACTCATGCACCGGGCCGTCGTCTAGCTGCAACGTGTAGACTGCACCTAACCAAGGGCGCCATCTGTTGTGGCCTTCCCGCACGTTTGCTCGCAGCTTGCCCTTGATGTCTTTGGCAGGTGCCCCGAGAAGATCGGCCATGCGCAGGACCCTCTTGAGCTCACCCATCAGTCGTATCTTCTCATGGCAAAGCGCCGTCATCTTGTCGAAGCTCTCGTAGATGTCTTTTGGTTCGTCCATACCAGTTCTCCCGTTGTTATGCGTGACGCATAATTGCTATCCGTAGCCGTTGCCGTTGCCGTAGCCGTTGCCGTAGCCGAGACCACTCCCATCCCCTTCCCCCGCACCACCGCCGTTGGGATTACCTTGGCCTGTGCGGTTGCAGTCGCCGTCTCCGTGGCCTGTGCCGTGATCGTAGCAGAAAGTTAAACCACCATGCCCGTAGCCGTGCCCGTCGCCGTAACCACCCCCGTGCCCTTCGCCGCGGCCTTCTCGGTAGCCGCCTGAGCCGTTGCTTGTCATCAGATATTACCCTTCTCCTTCGCCGTAACCCTGCTTGTAACGTAACCCTAGCCGGAGACCATAACCGTGCCCGTCACCCTCGCCAGTGCCGTTGGTGTCCCCTTTGGAAACCCTGTTACCGTCGCCGTCACCGTGGCCCGAACCGTCGTCGCGGATGGAGAGCGCGCCTCCATGTCCGATACCCCGACCACCGCCGTTACCTCTACCTGACCACTCAGTCACAGCTGACCAGACGACACATGCACAGTTGTACCCAGTGGCGGATTGCAGCCTTTGTTATCGACAACGACCCACATGACAGGGCAGTCCCAGAGGCCCCACGTGCCGCCAAGGTGGCCGTCGGTGAACACAACAGCACACTGTGGGTTGTAACGCTTCTCTCGCATGTGATCCGGCACACACTCGACGTTCGTACCGCCGCCGCCCTGTGGCTTGGTTGTGTCGATCAGGGAGTCAAGCTCGTGCATCTCGTACCGCTCATCACCACAGATCTCAGTGTCCCAGTAGATCAGCCTGACAGCCTCTGGCTTGACAGTCTCGACGATACCCTTGACCTCCGACATCATGCGGGGGAGCACGCCCGGCGCAAACGTGGAGCCCGACATATCAAGGGCGATCACAAGCTCACCCACCTGCTCGCTTATACCAGACGGCATATACACGCCCGCGCTGAGGTATCGGCGGTTAGGCCGGCGCCATGTTGAATAGTCACTGCCGGAACACGTGGTCTGCACATACTCGCGCATAGCCTCCTTCCAGTCCTGCTGTGGCTGCAACAGCTCACCAAAGCTACGGTCGCCACCTGACCCCATCTTGCTGGCAGCCATGGCGCCTTGGCGCACCGCCTCGTCAAGCTCGCGACCCAGTGCCTGTGTTTCCTCGGCAGACATCTCCTTGGCCGCATCCCACATGTGTTCGTCAAAACCCCCGGGCTTGCCGCCGCCCTGACCTTGACCGCCGCCGCCGCCGCCGTTTTGCTGGAGATCGCGGAACACACGCGCACTGTCCCAACCGCGGTACTTCTCGTCGAAGCACCCGACAAGCAAAGGTCCGGTCATAGTGGCGAAGCTGTCTTGTTTGTTGTCGTCCACCAGCTGACAGTTGATCACGTAGTCGCAGGCTTGGTTGGCAAGCTGTGGGTTCTCATCGTACATCCAGCGCCACGTCGTCAGGTGCTTGTACATCTTGTGATAGATCTCGTGCAGCATGAGGAAGCGCAACTCCGAGTCCTTCATTGGGTTGACGAAGTCGCGATTGTAAAACTCGTTCTTGCCGTCCGTTGCCGCAGTTTGAATGCGTCCGTCCTCGACAATGCTCCGCTCACCAATGAGTAGAACACCAGACAGCGCCCTGTACCGAGGGTGTGCCATGATGTCGATCGCACCTTTTTGAAGCCGTTGCTCGGCTGTAAGTTTACCATGTAACATGTTATTTACCTTCTTTGTTTGTTATTAAGTGTTTGCCGTGGCCGTTGCCGTAGCCGTTGCCGCGGCCGCTGCCGCTGCCGTAGCCATGGGATCTTCCCTTTCCGTAACCCCCGCCAGAGCCTGTGGCGCTGTGATCGCGACCAAGGAAGCCGTTACCACCGGTTCTACCCCGACCGTTGCCGTCTTCGTCGTTTGATGCCATCCCGCCTCTCCTTGTTAATTGTCACCGTAGCCGTTGCCGTAGCCGCGCTCTTTGGCATAACCTCTACCGGGACCTTCGCCGCTACCATAACCATGGCCGATACCGCTTCCGTGGCCGTAGCCCAATGCTTGGGCGTAGCCTCCGCTGCCGTCGCCGTCGCCGCAGGTGCCCATGCGCCCAGTGCCCTCGTTTATCTTCATCCCACCTCTCCTTGTTATGCCCGACGCATAATCACGTCGGGCTGTTAGTGTTTAGAAGTCCAGCGACGGCAGGGCTTTGATCGCGTTCTCCATGTCTTGCTTGAGGTCGGCGCGGTAGCCCTCGTTGCCAACAATGTCCCCGCGCGTCACACCGGCCAGCGCTGAGGCCAGCTTGCGCTGCGCCAACTGCAAACTCGGGTCGTCAGTGAAGTTGCAGTGCTCAAGCATATCCGTCAGGTGCTGCACGTTCTCGATCGTGCTGTCGAACACCTTGCCCTTCTTGCCATCTTCGTCCACGTCGAGCTGCTTGACAAAGCGCTGCAAGTTATCGTGCAAACGCTTCCACAGGTCGCCCATCGCCCGCTCCATCTGTGTCTGATAGAACGACGCATACTGCTCCTTCAGCTCATCTTGGGCATCGTTCTCGATCTCCACGCGCCAGTCGCCTGTGTCAGGCACCGGAATATAGGACATACGGAACGCGAACTTATGGCGAATGCTGTCGCCAGTGGGATACTCATCGCGAAGAAACAGTGAGCCCAACCGCAGGTGCATCTGCGCAACCTCGAAGTCATACGCGTCTAGGAACAACTGAACCAAGCGATCGAACTCGGCTTGGAGACCCGACATCTGCTTGTGATAGTCGAAGTATTTTGCTGTAGGCAACAGGCGCAGCCCGCTGTCTGACCATGGCAGCGTCATGTTGTAGTGCATTGTGCGCGTGTTGGATGCGAACTTCTGAATTGCTACCAGTTCCCCACAGTCTGCCATGAGGTTCTTGTTGAACGCGCCCGCAGTCTTTGACGCGCCGCTTGCTGACAGCACGTCGCTTGTCGTGGTGCGGTCGCGCTTTCTCGCTGTCCATGTGCTGATAGACAACTCCACCAGCATAGCTGATGATGAGATCGTTGGTGCCGACACTGTCGGTGTATCCATGTAAGTCATTGTTACTTCTTTCTTGTTATGCCCGACGCATAATTGCATCGGGCTGTTATCCGTTACCAGTCCCGTCGCCGAAACCACCACTTGGACCTTTACCAAACCCGTGGCCGTTGCCGTAGCCGTTGCCTCTACCGCCGCCGGCCCCGGTGCCGTTGCCGTTGTTATACATCCTTTCTCTCCTTTCTATCCGTGGCCCGAACCGTCGCCTCTGCCGTAGCCGTTGCCGTAGCCTTTGCCGTGAGCGTAACCGTAACCGTGACCGTTGCCGAAACCATTGTCATTGCCCGAGCCGGTGCCGTCGTTGCTCACCCTTTCTCCCCTTTCTAGGCACCCGTGCCGTCGCCGTAGCCGTTATTGAGACCCTCGCCGTAGCCGTGCCCTGTGCCGGGCGAAGTGGTACGTTTGTAGATTGAGTTGAAGGGCGAGGATGCACTAGCTACGGAATGATAAACGGCATCTCGATTACCGTTTCCTCGCCCCTTTCCACCACCGTAACCCGCACCTTTACCATCACCATTGGCACGTCCAAACGCCCCGCCCTTTAGTCCAGAGCCGTCGTTATCCGCCGCTGCCGGAGCCGTTGCCGACGCCGCAGCCGAGCCCCGCAGCGCGCCCTGTGCCTTCCCCGTAATCGGGGGTGTAGACTGCGCCGTTGCTAGGGCCCGAGCCGTTACCGTGGCCAAAACCCAACCCACCGCCGTTGCCTGTACCTTCGCCATAACCATAGCCTCGGTTAACAGGGCGAGCGTTGGAGCCAAGGCCAGCGCCGTCACACATCGGCCGCAAAAAGATGCGCGTTGGTACGGGCAAACGCTGTAAAAGCTGCGTGGGTCATCATCATACCCTGCTTGCCGTAACCCTTGGCACGCACACCGTTGGCAAACATACCGCCAGCCTCGCTTGGAAGCCGCGCCATGTAGGTCATCCAGTTGTCCACCCAGTCACGCTCGATGATAGACAGCGTACGGAACACAATCATGCAGATCGCAGCCGCCGACTCTGGCACCTTGGCGTTATGTGGATCTCTCTTGATGGACTCAAGGCTAGGCAGATCATTGGCCAGTGCGACAAACGACATGAGATCCATCGCGCCGCGCTCACCAATGGCGCCGATAAGCGCACCGGTTATACTGTGATCGTCCAACACACCACGCAGCTTTGTAATCTCTGAAGCCGCCACAAGCGAACGTTGTGTGACAAACGCTGCACGCTGTGCCCTCGGGTGGTAGATGTACGGGTTATCGTCGGGGTTGCTCACATCCTCGAAGGATTGAAATAGTTGAGGGTTCTCGCGTGCCCACCCCAGAACAGGAGTGTCAACATCGTTGTTGATACCCCACTCGATCCAACGTGTTGCATCGGGCTTGGCCATACGCACCATGATGAGAGCGTTGCGTTGGTGTGCCGCCAGTGTGTCACCCACACCCTCGGACCCAAGGTTGGACGTGCCGTAGATGATGCTGCCCTCGGGCAGAGTGATGCCGTTGACCATGCGCTCAAGCATGATACGACGCACGCCGCGCTTGACAGGCTCCATAGCCTTGAGGAACTCATCGAAGTTGATAATCACCGGCACGCCAAGGTGTGCGCCGAGCTCTGCGTTGGGCACGAACTCCACGTAGTCAGAGATCATATCCTCGGCCATTGCGATAAACTTGGGAGCGGACAGGTCTTGCACGTCCTTGTTGGTGCAGTCGAACTCGACATACGTGTGGTTGGGGAACTTAAGTGAGAGCAGGTGACGCAGTCCCGAGGTCTTACCGGAACCCATGTCGCCCTGCACGATTACCGTGCGCTTGTGACCCACCTCGGCGATGAGATTGGCACACTGCTCAAGTGTTAGTGCGTAAAGATTTGTTGCTTGTGACATTGTTAATCCTTTCAGGATTTTGTTGTGTTGCTGTTGTTCGTTATGCGTCAGGCATAATTGCCCTGCCCTTTTTCGTATCCGTGGCCCGTTCCTCGCACGTCGCCGTTGTTTTCGCCCCGACCGCAGCCGTTGCCGCCGCCGTTGCCGTAGCCGTTGCCGTTGCCGAGGCCGTTGCCGTGGCCGTGGCCTCTACCGTAGCCGTTGCAGTGGCCGTAGCCGTGGCCGTAGCCGTAGCCGTGGCCGTAGCCGTGGCCGTAGCCGTTGCCGTTGTTTTCGCCGTAGCCGTTGCCGTAGCCTGTGCCTTCCATGTTGCCTATCCTTTCCCGTGGCCTTGTCCGAGGGTTGAGCCCACGGCCATACCGTCGCCGTAGCCGTGGCCGTAACCGATGCCTTGAGCGTCGCCCCGACCGCAGCCGTAGCCTTCGTCGTCACGGCAGCCGAAGCCGAAGCCGCAGCCGCAGCCGCTACCGTTGCCAAAGCCGTCGCCGTTGCCGTAGCTGAGACCGTTGCCTTCCATGTTGCCTATCCTTTCCCACGACCGTGGCCTCCGCTGTAACCTATGGACAAGCCGTCCCCGTCGCCGGTGCCGTGGCCGAGGCCAATGCCGTTGCTGTGATCGTGGCCGTGGCCGTAGCCGTGAGATCTTCCTGCATAGCCGTTGGATGATCCGGTGTTGTTGCCCTCACCTTGGCCGTGGTCGTTGGGCCGCAAGATTATTTTTTGCCCCTCACCGCAGCCGTAGCCCATACCAAAGTTGTTGCCGCAAGAAAGACCACGGCCGCAGCCGTAGCTCTGGCCGTGGTCGATCGTCATCTTATTCGGCTTCTGCGACAGCAGCGCCTTCGATCGTAGCGATAGCCATGCCATGTGCAGGGAAGATCTCGCACACACCAGCAACAATGATGTCAGGCAGAACCATCGTCACCTTAGACCCGGCGTGGTCGATGCCGACGATAGCAACCTCGCTCAATGAGATACCAGTTCCCGCGATCTTCCAGCGCCACAGGCGGCGGCTGTCAGTGAGTTGCACGGTCTTGGCACCGCTGTCGCCAGCCTCTACCGCAGCCAGTGTGCCGTAGTGTACGCCGCTGTCGACGGAGCGGATGATTACTTTTTCGCCGATTGGGTATGTAATTGTAGACATTGTTAATCCTTTCAGGATTTTGTTGTGTTTAAGTTGTCTTGGTCGTTTCGTGTTATGCAGTGCGCATAACGTTTAACCTCTACCGCTACTGTCGCGATGAACGGCACCTATGCCGAGGCCGTTGCCGGAGCCGACGCCGTGGCCGCGGCCTGAGGCGTTGCCGGAGCCGTAACCGTGACCTTGGCCGCGGCCGTTGCTGGGGTCGTTGCCGTAGTTGAACCCTTTCTCGTGCCCGTTACCTGTGGCGTTGCCGTTGGTGTAGTCGTCTTGGCGCCCTTTGCCGACGCCGTTGCCGTTGATGGACCCCGCGCCGCAGTGCTTGCCGTAGCCTCTACCTTCCATTGTTTCTCCGCTGTTGATGTTTTAACCGTAGCCTCTACCGCTGCCGTAGCCGTCGCCGTCGCCGTGGCCGTTGCCGTCGCCGTGGCCGTAGCCGTGGCCGTGGCCGTGGCCGTAGCCGTGGCCGTGGCCGTAGCCGTAGCCGTAGCCGTAGCCGTTGCCGTTGCCGTTGCCGTCGCCGTCGCCGTAGCCGTAGCCGTTGCCGTTGCCGTTGCCGTCGCCGTTGCCGTTGCCGTGGCCGTTCACGCGAGCAGTGACTTGGCCTCGTCGTCACCCCGATCCGCCATGCGCTTGAGGTAGGCTTGGACCGGGTCGTCGTCCTCGGGTTCTTCTTCCCATCCGTCGCCGTCGCCATAGCTTGCTACCGTTTCAGCCGTGTCAGGATCGTAAATGTTGACCGTCTCGACGTTGTCGAAAACATCCTCCCCGTCCTTGGTCCACTTGGTACCTTCCGGTGCCTCGAACCCATCGCGCGTGGTCATGGCTTTCGCCGCTTCCAAGCTGTCAACCTCGATCGTTGCCGTGTAATAAACACGCGCATCGCGGCCCACTTGAACTTCAAATGTTTTCATTGGTTCTTCTTCTTTGTGCAGCATAGCGGCAGCGGCTTTCATGGCATCCTTTGTGACGGCGATCAGCACCGCTGCACCCGTGTCGCCATACTCACTCGCGTCGTACCAAATGTCTCCCCGTGCACCGTCGCGCAGCGCTGTTGCGATAATTTTGTGGTTATCGTTGTTGATAAGCAGAGATGGAAAGGCCTCCAAGATAGCGCCGGCAGTGTCGTCAATGTGCAAAATCTCTCCGTCGTCCGATACGTCTATTTCGATAGAAAGTATCTTTGCAATCTGAGCACGTATAGTCATCTCATTTCTCCTGTTGATTGTTATGCGTTGCGCATAATTATTGTGTGGCGCCGCGATAGTAGAACCAGCGGCCGTTGCGTTGCACTCGGTAAAGGTCTGAGTTTTTGAGACCTCCGAGGCCCGTCCATTCCTTTTTGGATATGCGCTCTCCCATCACTCCTCCTCGTCTTCAAAATCGATCCACACCCATGCCGAGACATACAGACCGGGATCGCGGCCCGCTGACACCATGACCTCGTCGTCAAGTTCAACCACGCCCTCGCGGCGGCCGTTGCTGTGGCCGTTGCCTTGGTGCTCGTCACGTGCCGCTCGAATGGCGTTGGCGTATATTGTCTGGCTGGCGTCGTGCTCTGCAAGCCACTCGCTTGCTGCACTGATTGTGTTCATCAGGCTACCGTGGTCGGCTGCATCCGATGCAGTCACGATGTTTCGCAGTGTTGATAAAATGCTCATCTCATTTCTCCTGTTGCTGTTATGCGTGAGGCATAATTGCCTACGTCTAATTTCTCACCAGTTCCCTAGCGCCGCGCAGGTTGTCACGCTGCATGGCACGTTCTTTTATTCGCTGCCTGCTTTATATGTTCGTTCGGGCACTGCATAGCAGTGGGCCCCGTGCCGGTGTTTCTCGATCTGCATTATATGCAGACCAGTCGGTCATTCGCGCATCATGTTGTTGGCATAGATCTACATGCTGTTGCCCCGTGGGACGTGTGGCTTCTTAGGCAAGTCTGGCCGCGCTAAGGCTCATATCACACAACATGCAGTACCAACGGGCGGGACGTTATCTTACCCCGATGCGCTTGGTTAGCAGGTCAGTTAGCATTATCGGTGTCGTTATGCGGGACGCATAAGTCTCCCTAGCCTTGGTCGTTTGGTCGTTTCAAAGAGCGTGTCGCACGAGAAAACTTGGCCCGTGATACCCTTTAATACTACGATATAACACGTTATATGTCAATAGGACCTGAGAAGTTATTGTTTGAGGCTTGGGGGTACTTGGGGTTATCTTTTGCCCTTCCCGTAGCCGTAGCCTTGGCCGCTACCGTTGTTCCAATTGCTGTTGTTGCCGATACCCATGCCGCAGCCGTCACCCATGCCGTTGTTGTTGCCTATACCCATGCCGTTGCTGTAGCCGATACCCATGCCGTAGCCGTTCACGCTACCTCTGCCGTTGCCCCAACCTTTACCTCTGCCGTTGCCGTTGCCGTTGCTCATCCCCATCCCTCTCCATCACCGTAGCCGTTGCCCTTACCGTAGCCGCTGCCTCTACCGTAGCCGTGGCCGTGGCCGTTGCCGTTGCCGTGGCCTCTGCCTCTGCCGTTGCCCTTACCGTTGCCTCTACCGTAGCCGTTGCCGAAGCCGAAGCCGTAGCCGAAGCCGCTGCCGTAGCCGTTGCCGTTGCCGTTGCCGTTGCCGGTGCCATTATTCATCCCGATCCCTTTCCGCCGCCGCTACCGCTGCCCTTACCGTAGCCGTTGCCGTGGCCGTAGCCGTTGCCGTGGCCGTAGCCTCTACCGTAGCCGTTGCCGACGCCCTTTCCCTTTCCATTATTCATCCTTTGCCCTTTCCGTAGCCTCTACCGTTGCCGTTGCCGTGGCCGTAGCCTCTACCGTAGCCGTTGCCGTGGCCGTAGCCTCTACCGCTGCCGTTGCCGTGGCCGTAGCCGTTGCCGTGGCCGTAGCCGTCACCGTAGCCGT